GAACATCTTGTTGGTGTCTGCGAAACGCCCTTCCTTGATGGTGTCAACCCAGATCACAGTAGCTGGTCCAAACGCAGCACGGGTGGCTGGTATGGGGCACACGAAATCTGCTATGGCCCAGTGCCCTGCTTCCACTGCTTTGTCGCTGAGCCAACCCATGCGGCGTGCTTGCTCTATCCTATCAGCTTCAGTGAATCCCAGATCCTTGTTGATCTGTGCACGCACATCATCTGCGTTCCAATGCACTGCCTTGAGCTTGGTCTTAAGTGCCCTGGCCAACATGGTCTTGCCGCTACCGGGCAGGCCCATGATCAGTATCTTCTTGTTAGGTGTCATCTGTGTCTCCTAGCATAGGGAATTGTTCTTGTATAATTGCCCAACAAGCATCTGCTATCTCGCGATGCTCCTTCTGGGTACCGTTGGCACGGCGTAGGTCACAGTAGTGTACCCAGCTGCGGAGGCTGCCTGCCATGTAGATCCTGCTTTCAGTGAGACCTTCTGGCAGCAGTGCGCGGGCCTGTTCCTTGGCAATGCCCATGTTAATAGCCTTGGCATATTGACGCTTGGCATCTTCTATGGCCATAGCCTGCATGCTAGTCCACAGCTGTTGTAGTTCGGCATCATTGATCTCGATGCTGTTCTGACGGTTCTTGGCATCCTGTAAGCGTGCTTCTCTGGTAACGAATCCCAGAGCTTGTGTTGGATCTGCATAGCGCTGGCTGAACTCTTGGAAGCTGAAGCTGCGATGCCGCAGTATCTGCCGTGCTATGTCTCTGGTGGTGTTGATCTCCATGGTCATGTGGACCATCTCTAGAGGAGACCAATGTGCGTTGTTGATGAGGTATCGTATCAGCTTGGCGCTGGTACCGTGATTGTTTTGGTTGGCAGGGTTTGATACCCTAGCACAGTATGCCACCAGCTCTTCAGCTGAACTGCATTCTTCAATAGTAGGTTTTGATATCGCTACAAGTCTTGCTGTCATGCAATATTGTTGCCTAACACGCCAACCTAATCAATATACGTTCACTGAGATTTCTTAGATCTAGGTGATTTTCGTTTTTTCTTGCCCTGTTTGGCTATCATCTTGAACTGATCTGCGGTGTTTAGATTATCAAATAATCCAGCTGCCCATGCATCAACGTCGGCTCTTAATCTAGGAAAATTGATGCTCATCCTGCAGCTGCGTATTTCACTTTGCTCAGGATCAAGTTCTCTTTCTTGTTCTATTATCTCAGCGAAATGCTTACCGCTGACCTTGATCACGCTGCCGTCTTTGGTCTGTATGATAACATTCTTTATGTAACGAGTGGGCGGCTCGTTCTCTATTATCAAGCTTTCAAATATCTCTTCCCACGCAGTATCGTCCGCTTTATCAATTATCTTCTTAGGAGATGCTGCCATTACCGTGATCCCTTGCGAACTCACACTACTATTTATTGTGCCAGGCATTCCAAAATGCATCAGTATATCTCCTAATCTAACAGCGCACTCATCTCAGGAAACACTGATTTGAAATCTAAGTTACGATGTTTATCTAACAGCATTACCCATTCCTTGAGTTCAGGTAATCGTTCGCTCCAGTCTTCTTGATCCATGAAATCCAATAGTCCGCGCAGACGTTTGATACCGTAACCAGCATTTATGATCTGCTTCTTGTCCATATCTTCGCCTACTCCAGTGCACAGCTGCCAGTTATCCTCCAACCACATGAAGAACTCTTCAAACTTGGCTCGCACCATCTGTTTGGCCCACTTGGGCAGCACCTTGACGTTGAGCTGCGGTGGCCAGTAGGCCAGATGCCAGTTGATCATCCCAGCACCAGCAGGCCATGTGTTGAACTTCTTGAATCCCTGTGTGAGCTTCCACTTGATCATGTCTGGTATGTAGTAGATGTTCAGTGCCATCACCGTTACTGCGGTGGTAACCGTTACGTGATCTGGTGTGTTGTCCAAGCGATGCATGTTTTCTACCAACTGCGCCCATTGGCTAGGATAGCGGATGTAATCATTCTTTTCACCAAAGCTGTCTATGCTGAAGTGGAACTTAACTTCTCTGAACTGAGCCCAGATATCAAAAAGTCGTTGAGGAAGCTCAACTGCATTGCTGTTGTAGCGCAGCTCGATGTTCTTGGCATATCCTCTGCGTATGACTTCTTCAAGCAGGGTGTAATGTTCTTCGATGATGGTGCTTTCACCACCAGCAAAATACAGCTGCTTCATGTGCGGTATTTGATCATAGAGTTGTTCCCAGAACCTAGGATTTTCCATGTGCCAGTTATAGCTGGCCCCATGCTGCTTGCCCTTGTCAGCCCAGTTCCAGCTCTCTCTAAGCCTGTCATTAGTAATCTGAGGATGCAGTTCAGTCCACTCCTTGATCCAACCGCTGCTGTCATGTGGGCTGCACATCACGCAGGCCAGTTGGCACTTGCTGCCCAATCTTAGATCAAGATAGCGTATGCGCGGACTGACCGCACCATCTTCGGTGGTATCACCTATGATATCATCTAGCCCCAGCTGTCCAACCCAATATGCTGTTTCCCAGTTGCGCTTGCTCTGCACTCCGGCTGCTTCTTCTTTGTAGCACTTGACACAGCTCGGTGGCTTTTCGCCGCGTAACATCATCTTGCGCACGTTGCGCATGTAATCATTGTTCCATGCATCCATCAGCGTGCTATTGTTAAGGTTAGCTGGTGTGCCGTCGTCAGTGCGCAGCACACCAATCTGTCCGCCGGCTAGTTTCTTGGTGCTGTCAGGGTCTTGTACGCTGCTGGCATTGGCTGTGCAGCAAACACGCATGGCACCGTCTGGTCTGCTGCTGAGATGCACCCAGGGTAGGGCGCAGAATGTCTTGCTGGGTAATTCTTGAGTCATATGGTATTTACTGTGTTGTTGAATTGACTAGCAAACTGATCGAATCCAGATCCGCAGGTTTTGGCACATACACGCAGTTTGCCATCAGTGATGCTGGGTTTGGACCAACTGTCAGCTATCTTCTTGAAATATAACCCATTTATAATTGATTCCAGTGGGTTTACAAGCGCATTGACGTTGTTGATATCGTGATCTATCAGTGTCCACATCTCGCTCTTCTTGTGCGGCCAATACCATACATACAGCTGATTAGCAGTCCAGCAGCAGGGGAAAGCCAGCCCTTCTGCACTGATATAGAGGCTCTTGTCTTCGGCTACCTTGCATTTCACGCAGGTCTGGTCAACATAGCGTTGCATGCTGCCAAACTGTTCAACCAGCGCCTGTTCTTTCACCAAGCTGTCATTGTGATATTCCGGATTTTCTGGCTTTTCTAAATAATACTCAACCATGCCATTGCGACTCCAGACTTCTTGCCTGTCCTTGCCTTCAAGCTTGGTATTGCTGAAGAACCTCCCAGTCTTCTTTGTGCGAAACTGACGGAATCCCATCTTCTCGCTCAGAGCTCTGGCTTCCTCAACCTGATGCTCATTGTGTTTGAACACTATGAATTCCCACTGTGCGATACCGCCCGCATCTATGAATGCCTGTATGTTCTCAACAATCTTGTCCCAGTTGGTACCACGGCGATACATGTGGTTGGTATCAGCCAGGCCATCCAATCCAAACTTGGCATAGTCACCTTTCTTGCTGAGTATCTTGCCCAGCTTGGCCCACCATGCAGGAGTGCGAGCACTTGCATTAGTGTGCATGCCCAGCTTGATATCTGGATTGATCTCACGCAGCCATTCATAGACTTCTAGAGTATCGTTAGCTGCGATAGGATCACCATAGTTGCCGCACATATACAGCTTCTTGAGCTGCTTCACGAACTGTTCTGGCATGATGCGCTGTATGTCCTCAAGGCTTAGTTCTGCCTGCGGTAAGAACTCGTTATCTGGTCCGCCAAACTTATTGCGTCCGCATTGTGGGCAGCTAGCGTTGCACTTGGCAGTTATCTCCAAGTGTATGGTGTTTATGTCTGCGTAATCATATATCATCATTGATCATCCATCAGTAGCACAACTTCGGTGCCAGGACCCACACGGCTAGGAAGGTCACCGTACTGTTCAATATACCAAGTTATGACTGTTCGATACCAAGCATGGCTGTCGTGATAAGCTGCCTTATTAAATCGAACCAGATCATGATTACCAAATCCTTCGCCTGCACTCAAAACTCTAGCTGCTTCTTTCTGCAACTGTCTGGCCGTTAGCGAACTTAAATCCTTGGTCATTTTCTTCCTATCAACATGAATCTCGTGTAAAGTGTAAGGTCAAGTTCACCTTCATACAGCAATTCGGACATTGGATACTTTGATTTAAACGCATCTATATCTTGCATGCTGTTGTTGTGCTGATCATTCTCATACCAATCGTTGTTCTGTAATATCACCAGTTTACCCTGTGGTATGTTGTTCCACCAGGTATCGTCTGAGCCCATGTGATCACAACTGGTATTGATTATCGTGTCAGCAGATTCCCAGACATTCTGTTCCGTCCCATCGTATTTCAACGTAACATAATCAAAATTATCATATTGCATGCTATTAACATCCAGAGTTGATGCTTTGAAAGCCCAACCATCTTTCACGCTTGCACGGTTTAAACTATCAGCTAGATTAGCACAAGCAGGATCGACATCAAAGCTACGAACGCAATCTATGCCTAGATTACTTTGTTCTCTCAGCAGTAACCAACCAAGCGTACCCATCCAACCACACAGTGTCCAAGTACGACCTAGCTTGAGTTCCAGAGATGCTAACTTGTTTATCAACCATAGTTTGCTAGAAAGCTGTCCTCGACTAAACGCATCAAATACGTTTACGCTGGTACCAACCGCCGAATCTACAAGATTGAAATAGGTCTTAATGAAGTGTTCTCGATCAGCAACAATGTCCCAGAATCGATGAAAAACATTCATGTGTTCAGGATCATCGCGCAAGCGAGCTAGTAGCGTAGGCGACCATGACATCAGCTGTGAGATTGATTGTAGCTCAGTTGGTCGAAGAGTGAGCAAGAATGAAAGTATGGTTGTGTCTTTGGCCATGAGAACCAGCATTGGTTTTGACCATGACATGATAGCATTAAAATGAGTCATATCATTTAGTGACAGTTTAGCCAAGACATTATTGATCAATCTATGATCCATTAACAGTGTTTTGAGATGGGGTATCTTACCATGTATTGCATCACCTAACCAAGACAGCATGCTATTAAATTGCGCTGTTTCCTGCTCAGTAAACTTATTAAGAGTCTGTAACATAGATTGATTGGCCAGCAATGCTATCAAGGCATCGCTAAATTTCAGCACAGCTTTCAGTAGATTCAATTGGTCGTCGTCGCAGCGATGCAACAATGACGATATATCATGCCTAGCTGCGATCGACAGCATGCTCGGTGTCCAATCAAACACCATAGCAAGATCAGATAATTCTCCACTGGTAAGTTTGGCTAACATATTCAGGAATTTAGCATCAGCTGTTAGGGTCAGCAGCGCAGGTGTCCACTCGGTCACTCGCTTGAATTCCTGCAGTTCAGCCGGAGTGAGCTTAGCCAGCATACCTATAGCACCAGTTGAGCTAACCAGAGATAGCATGGCCGGTGTCCACTCGGTCACTCGCTTGAATTCCTGCAGTTCAGCCGGAGTGAGCTTAGCCAGCATACCTATAGCACCAGTTGAGCTAACCAGAGATAGCATGGCCGGTGTCCATGACATCACAGATCTTAACTGCGTTAATTCATTGTCGGTCAACTTGGCTAGAAGATCAATAGCATTAAACTCGGCACACAGTGATCTAAGCGCAGCTGTCCATCCTATGCAGCCAACAAAAGAAGCACGATCGTTGCTGGTCATCTTTGCCAATGCACCAAACAGATCAACCGATACTACCAGAGCGGTCATAGCCGGAGTCCATGCTGCTACATCTTTGAAGCAGGATAATTCATCATCAGTAAGTTTGGCCATGAATGCATGCATGATATCACTGCGAACAAAATGATTCAATAGCGCATCCGAACAATCTGTAAGCTGTGCAAGACAAGCTAGCTCTGTGTCGGTAAATCTAGACAGTTCGGTGATTATCTCTGGATGATTGGTTATGAGAGATACCAATCCCTCTGACCATTTTGAGATCTCTGCAAAAGCTTTCTGCTCATCTGGTGTTAGCTTTAGAATGAATGATAATAGCTGCGGTTTAGTAGACAATCGCAACAGCAGTTCTTTATCTGTTAGATATAACATCAGCGTTTCCCTATCAACATGTATCTCTCGTAGGTACCACAGTCTAGTACACCCTTGTAGTATACCCGACTGCATCTAGCCCGAGCACTTAGCTCGAACATGCTGTTCATACTGTTCACATGTCCAATGTGATCGTCATGATTACTGCATTGCATGACCACAAACTTTCCCGCTGGGATCTTGCTGTACCAAGCATCAAAATCATCTAGGTGTTCACAGCTGGTGTTTATTATGGTATCAGCACTGTCGCAGATGAGCTCATCATCGCCGTTGTATTTCTTGGTAGTCCACCAAAAATCGTGATATTCTAACTGGTTAACATCCAGCGTGCTGGCTTTGAATCTCCAACCATCTGTGACGTCTGGTCGATTCAGGGTATCGGCTAGTTCTGCACAGCTTGGGTCTATGTCAAAACTGCGTAGGCTATCAAATCTAAGATCATTCTGTCTGCGCAGCATGAGATACGCTAGCGTGCCTATCCATCCGCACATTATCCAAACTTTGCCTAGGTTTAGATCAAAACGACCCAGCTGATCTATCAACCACAGCTTGCTGTTGAGCTGACCATTGCTAAATGCATCAATCCATGCTACGTGTTCTGAATTTGGATGGTCTATCAATGCCATGTAGCGGTCTACGAATTGATCAGGGTCATCTACAATCGCAGAAGCTCGCTGTAGGTTATGCAGATGCTGCTTCAGCAGTGCAGATAATTCTGAATTCATCAAAGCATTAATCCTTTCCTCGGAGGATGCATGTAGTTTGATTTGAACCAAATGCTGGATAGCTGGTCTAGCTCTGGTATGATCATATCAAAATCCTCGCGAAGCCTTCTTGCATATTGTAGCAGCATCTGATCAACGTTCACAAACTGCATCTTCTTCCACTGCTTATCAAACCACGAATAATCGTTAATCACGCTGTTTTCTATCTCACCAGTGTATAGCTGATGAAAACCTTGCCTAGCACCTAGCATCGCCCATGTGCCATGCGTGATATCGCGTCCTATGGTCATCCAAACGTTTAATTTGCTGCGGTTACCCTGGTATATCAACGATCGTTCCGCTATTGGATCTGACATGGGTTTACCATCTACGTAGCTCATCTTGACACCCTCGCGGAAACCCGCACGCCAAGCTTGGAATGGTGTCGCGTTGTTAACACTAACGCTGCCCAAGAAATCTATCTGATAGTAGCGCATGGTCCAACAGAAATCAGTGGTATCACCGTTTTCGTGAGTGTTAGAGTTTAGCAGCACCAGCCTGTCCCAGCACTTTATACCCCCGTTACCATATTCAAGTCCATTGATTGCATTCTTGCTCTTGAAGCTGAACACCACATCCTCATGGCCAGTGTCATCCAACAACTGATCAAACGCTTGGTCAGTTATCCAATTATCACCGTCGATGGTCATAAACCTAGACGTGCTACTGGCTAAAGCACAGGCTTTATGTGCGCTATCAAATCCTTTGACGCGATGGATGCGTTTAGCATTGGGAATTATCTCCAACACCCTGGCCCAATTCTCTTCGCTGTTTGGTTCATCATAGCTGATATAGAACGTGTCTAGATCACGTGGCCAATATTCTGTCATACAGCTAGGCTCCGCTCATATTCTTCTTGCAACCATCGCCAATCATTGATCTTCATCAGTTCTGCAGTACCTCTATTGGCAGTACCAAACCTACTGCCAGCTTGAGCACCTAGTAGACACCACTTACCGTGTTCTCGATCTTGCCCGCGAGTGCACCAAGCTTCTAAACGTGCCTGTGTCTCCTTGTCTACTTGGCCGTCTATCACGCCACTGGCTAGCTTGGCACATTCCCTGAATGCACTGCGCCAAGTATTATATGGATCAGTGTTGAATGCAGTGATATTAGAGACCTGATGTACTACCTTGTATTTTCGATTGATGCTGCTGGTCATGTCTGGTTTGAAATCTCTGTCTATGAGCTTGCGCACTTCTGCCGCAGGTAAAAGCTTGACAGCACCATAACCGTAAACCAGATCATTGATGGGATTACGAGCTCTAAACACATGCACATGATCCAGTTCATGTTCATTGGCCCTATAACTAAAATCAAAATCATCAAATATAACTGCATCACCGTCTATGCAATAGAAAAGATCAGTGGTGACCATGTTGCTGGCCACTATATGAGCTTTATGCAATCCCTTGACACCATGCAAGCGTTTGGCATTTGGATACCTAGACTTTAAACCCTGCCAATTTTGCTCAGCGTTTGGTTCTTCGAAACTGATGAAAACCATGTCATACATTTGATGTGTTCCTTAATAGATCGGCGATATCAGATCTGTTTATTGTCCTGTCTTGCTGATCAACACGATTATTGAATCTATCGTCCAGCCATTCAAAATCATTGATCAGTTTCAATCTTTTTTGATCTTTGGTGCTTACGTGTTCTAGATAGAAATCAAATCCGCTGATAGCACCATGCATGCTGTCAACTGCAAATGGCACTGTCGTAGCTGTGGTCATCCAGATCAACAAACGTTCGAGGCTCTCTGACCAGTCCCCGTTTACTATGTTGCTGCACAGCTTCACAGCTTCTCTGAATCCGCTGCGCCATGACGATCTGGCATCGACATTATAATTTGTGATCGCAGCTATGTCAGGTACCATCTTGATATTGCCAACCGTAGTAGTGAAATCTAACCAATTGCGATTGAACCGCCGAACCGCATCAGTAGGCCATAGTTTGATCGCACCCCATCCGTAACTGAGACCATTTACTGGATTATAGCTGTGCCAGATGTGCAGGTAGTTCCTATCATAGTCAGGTGGATGATAATCAAAATTAAAGTTTGGATCAGCTACGGTATCAGCATCTACTGTCCAGAACATGGCAGTAGAGCTTAGTTCAGCACAGCGTTTGTGTGCATTGTGTATGCCTTTAATGCCGTGCACTCTCTGTGCGCGAGCAAACCTATCCTTCAATAATTCAAAGTTTGTGTCAGCGTCTGGTTCGTTATATGATATGAAAAATATGTCACAGGGCACAGTTGATGACGACAACTCATCCATTACCTTGAGTGATGAAAAATACCCCTGTTGCGATTCATCGCCGTTGGGTTGATAATCACCGGGTACCAAATATATACCTGTTGCACCAGCTGATTGCACACCGGTGTCAGTTATGGTCTTCCATCCATGTGGATATTTCCTATCCCAGACATTGGGTCTCCAAGTGAGATCCATGGCCCGATGTGGATTTACTGTATCCATGACCAGCCAATACATCTCACTGCTTGTTTGAGCCGCAGCCAGCAGGCATGCAGATATTGGGTCGGCGGTATTTTGTATCCATTTAGATCCCGGATATCTATCACAGAATGCTTGATATTTCTCAGCACAGTCATCCCAGGAAACGAAGAACCTGTCAAACTGGCGCAGTGTAATAGGCTGGTGGTCGGCTACTTTCACACGGTCAAGCCAGCCAGTCTCTGCCTCTGCAGCAGACGGCACATGTTTGGTAGGTATCAGGAACACCCCAGCAAATTCATTTTTCTCGTAAGGTGAAGCAACCGAACCATCTGCATATCTATTCTGCCACACATGCGGATATTGCCTATCCCATTCCTCTGGCTTCCATTCAAAATCAAAAGCATCAACTAGCTCTACATCATCAGTCACTAACCAAAACATCGAGGTATAGCAAAGCAGTCTTGCTGCAGCACAAGCTGCAGCCAGTGTATTTGTGTTGGTCAATCGCAGTGCATTAGGATGTTCAAGCTTGAACTCATCATAGGCTGCAGTGTTTCCAACACCTCGGCTGACAAATATTATATCATACATCAGCTTGCCGATATGTGTCGTATCTGATCAATGCTCACCAGAGGTCTCGGTGGATTGATATAAACTTTCTTGAAGAACCTGCTTTGATCAGCGTCGAGATCAGATATATCAATGTTCAATTGCTTTCTTAGCCTATCTCCCAGAAACTTAGAATGATCAGCTATGTCAACTGACTTTACCGACTGCCATTTTTCATTGAACCAATCGTAATCTCTGATCATGGTATGATCGTCGTCGGTTAGATTACATTCGTATGCGCCAAGACGAGCACCGTATATGCTCCAAATCCCGTTATCTACATCTGCACCAACGCTGGTCCATATCAACAACTTGTGCAGATTATAGATCCATATCCTGCGAGCAAAATCAGCAGGCTTGACCTTGCGTCCAGATTCAAGGCTCATCTTGACACCTTCTCTGTATCCGCTGCGGAAAGCCTGATATTCGCTGCCATTTATCATGCTGGTGCTATAGGTTCCAAACACGTCGTGGTATTTGGTATTCCAACAGAAGTCTACCTTGCCTGCATCGCTGTCGCTGTTCTCATGGCTGTTCATGTTGCGCACGAACGCTTTGCTCCACAGCTTTAGACCACCGTTTCCGTATACCAATCCATTAACATGATTTCTACCAGCCCAGGTCCAGGCATGATCGCGCTGAGTTTCATTGATGTTGATGGTCAGATCTAAGAAACTGGGATCTAATCTGTTATCACCGTCTACGGTTACGAAATATTCAGTGTCAGCTATGTCTGCACAGGCACGGTGTGCTGCATCAAATCCCTTCACACCGTGCACACGTTTGGCCCACGGTATGAGATTTATTAGCTCTGAATACAATAATTCTGCGTTTGGTTCGTCAAAACTAAGGAACACAAAATCAAATTCTGACATATTATGCTGCATCATACCTCACATATATGCTGTAATCATCTGATAATCCAACTGTCACTGGTATGCTGTCAGTGGAGCTGGCTGTGACAGCATGAGGATATAATTCTATCCTCTTGATCAGATAATTGGGGTCATTCTTCATGGTTATATAGAACACGATGTTCTTGGCTCTTCCTATCACATCTACAACAAATCCATCTGCATTGCGTTGCCTGATGACGATTGGACTGGTTTGCGATTCAGAAGGGATAAACTTGCCGTTGAATGCAGCTGTCTCGGGATCTATCAGCTGCCAGAATTTCTTAAAAGCCGGAGCCCTTTTCTTGTATATGATGCTGGGATGTCCTAGCTCATCATCACCTATGTAGTATTCTATAAGCTTTGATCTACCTTCTAGGATATCTACGGCGGTGTTAAACTCCATGGGTATCTTGCGCAGCGCTGTGTCATCTGGGCGTTTGTCCGTGAACCCCACATGCCTGATCTCCAGCGTGGTGTCGTCGTACCATGCCCATGCCTGTTCAGTCTCTGGTTCGTTGCTCATAATATCCAAGAATCTCGTCTGTTATGAATCCCTTTACATGATAATGCAGAGGGAAAAGCTGCAGGTAATTGCCTATCTTGCACTCAAGATTTGGATTAAAGAACACGCTCATGTGACCAGTCCAATCTTCTGAGATACCAGGACCCCAGCCTTGTATCTCGCTTTTCATGTGTGTAAACGTTGGCAATGATCTTATGTTATACCATGTTTGATCAAGGTCTATTATCTTCAGCAATAGTGCAAAAACCACGTCAGTGCTCACTATCCTTGGCCTGTGCTCGGGCAATAGGTGTTCTTCAAAGAATCTTTCCCAGTTTAAAAACATGTATTTGGCCATGGCAAAAATATCAAACACCTCAGTAGTTTTCTTGAAGTACATGAAAGCAGTATAGACATCTGGTAGATTGTTTTCAGTGAATGTCTTGCGATAGTAATCCGCAGAGACACCATCTGCACGATAGTTTAACACGCGATTGCATATCACGAAATCCTTGGAGGACATCTGATTCCACCAACTATCGATATCGTTGAAGAACAGCATATCACAATCCAGCTTGATGGTTTCTTCATAGGGGCTCATGTGCAGAGCTTTCCATTCGTTTTCAAGCTTCCAGCTGCTGTCCTTTGCATGGTCACCCCAGGGTATCTCGATTATGTTATCAAATGCCCATTTCCATTCATCGCGCACGGTCGTTCCAGGTGTTATGCCTATAGTTAGATACGGCACTGTCTTTTGGCTAGCGCGAAGGCTCATGGCCAGTGCATATGCTAGACGCACATAATCTGTTTCGCCGTTATTTTGTGCGAAAGTGAAAAAACCACGCGGCCGCTTGTTGATATCATTGGACTGCATATGATATGATCTCTTCCTTGTGGCGTAACACAGCTTGCTTGTTCATCATGTGAACGTTATTGGAAACATTATGCATCTGAAATACGCCTTGCACACTTTCGCTGGTTATCAAACAGCGTCCAGAATTGAACGCATGCAGTTCATCGTGCTCCATGCTAAAAAGTATATGATCTACAGGCAACGAAGCAACAGTACCATATTCCATAAGATTGTTTGCCATGTGTATGGCTATGCTCAGGGCATAATCGTTGCGGAAATACCCACTGTGGCTGAACTGATAGAGGTATTGATAATATTCATAGTTTTCTTTGATAAAATTCATGAGTTCAAATATCAATTTGCACTTTTCAGTCTTCCTAAAATAGATAGCAGTGGCCCAATATAGTGGTATGCTCATGTCATTGAACCGATTATCAAAACCAAAATTATTCTGTTTATGATCTAGATCTTTGGTCTTGCGATTGCACATGAAATCTTCTATGTTATCCCAGACCAGATCCATGGTATTATCTAGCATGAGATAATCAGCATCCACTAAAATCGTTTCTTCAAACGGACTCAGCTCGTATACATTAGGGCGATTGACATTGGTGTAGCTGTCAGTGAAAGAACTATACCTGGTGTCGTGGAACTTACGATTACCAACCGCAGAGCGATCGACCTCATCAACTATGATCCTATCAAATGCAGCACGCATGATGCTATCGCTATAGTTGACTTCTAGATGGCCTATGGTTCCAGAATCGGCTATCAGTGCCACGTTGTTATGTTTGAGATGTTTCTTGATCAGCAATGCATTGCAAAGTGCTATCGACCCATAATCAATCTTTGAATTGTTATGGGCAAATATCACATATCCGCGAGCTAGTTTGAACCCAGTTGGGTAATTAATCATCAACAAACTCGTAAATGCTTTTCACAGTCCTAGCATTTCGTAATTTTGCGTATTCTGTATGATATAGATTGGTAGCCTCAAAGTATTTGCCAAATATATCATCAAAGAATCCAGAAATATCTGTAATCTCGACAGGATTGCCATTCTCATCTATGAGCACAACCCTGGTCCTCTGTTGATCTATCAACAGCTTGACGAATACTATCAGTTCTTGGGTTATCTTGAAGACCCCACCGTTGCAGGCATGGGTCAGCATGTTGTTGACTTTGATCTTGAGATCTTCTTTGCGATTGAACAGCGCTATCCGATAGTTAGAAAAATCAAGCGCTTTTTGCAACCTCTCATCCATGGTATACACCTCGTGAATATTACATCACGAGTTTGGCGCGATTAGAAGGTTATGTCAAGATATCAAAGGTTGGTTACAGTAGTGTATGTTGGATTAGCTATGGTCAGCACACCACCAGCCTTGTATTGATCTATCTGGCTGGTTAGAGTACCTGTCACGTGCCCCGCATAATAATAATAATAACTGCCGCCTGCATCATTGAACGTTACGGTTGCACGTATTAGGCTACCATTGCCGCCATTGGCTCCAACATAATTCTCACGTCGTACCTGTATGCTGTAATAGATACCAGAATAATAAGGGCCTGTGCCGTAGTGTATGAAAGTTTCTTGGTATGTGCCAGTCAGACCAAAATAACCAACGTTATTGGTTATGCTACCACCAGATCCGGTGTAGGTAGTAGTGCTAGCACCTAGCTTCACCGTGCCAACCAGATTCAACAGATTGGTCCATGCGGTGTTGATAGAAGTGGTGCTGCCGCCAACCCTGGAACCAGAGAAACGTATCTGTCCACCGCTGTTGAAGAAATATCTAGCAGCATTCTCGCTGCCAAAGTCAACCGTGAACACATGAGTAAGCGTGCCATTCCATGGTGTTGTACGGGTGCTGGTCAGAGCACTGCTCAGCGTCATCTGCGTGAGGCTAGCTAGATTACGATTGGTATCAAGCGTGCTGATATTTGTGGGTATGGTGCCTTGCTGTACTATCAGATCGCCAACAGCTACAGCAGGCTGTAAAGTCAATGCTGAGCCAGTATGAGTGTTGAGGGTTGCCATCGCATTGCGCAGATTATTCCATGCATTGATGGTGATCAAATTTCCTACGACTACATCGCCCAACAACGTGGATGTTTGGCCATAACCTCGAGTGCCGTATCCAACACCTATTAATGCTGCTACTTTATCTTGGGCAGCTGCATCAGACACGTAGGCTACATTAACGGCCGTGTTACCCACGAACCCGTTGTAGTCAGCTGCCTGTATTATGCCGCCAACTGCATACGTCATTTCAGGCACGTCCTATGACGATCTCGACCAAACCAACGTCAGGCGTTCGTTTTTCCGCCAATGCTCTCCCTATGATTGAATGCGGATCTTCTCCGCCGTCTGCTGCGCGGGCCACACCCGGTGTTGAACTGCTTACCAAACGATCGCCCTTGCCGCAAGAACCTATGACTTTGCAGGGCGTCCTACCAAGCAATGCTACATAAGGATGGGTGATATCGTCGCCTGCTGCACTGTTCATCTGCAAAGCTGGTTTGTCCGATATCACACCAAATACATAAATGTCTGTATCAGCAGTGGTCTTGGTTATCTCAGCAGATCCACCTATGCGAACTACGTCGCCTATTTCCATTGGGGTATCTGCTGCATAGCGTTCTGCAACGTCTGCGTACAGGGCTTGAGTAGCAGTACCATTGAAGGTGGTAGCATATACCGTGTTAAATGCCAAACCAGCTGCGCCAAGATTGTAAACATTATCAGTGGTCGGAACATTGGTTTGGTTGTTATAGAATAGATTGGGCGCACCTGTTAGTGTACCAGTCATTGTCACTGTGCCAAAATGGGCACTGGTAGCGGTCACATTGCTGGTTGTTATAGTCAATGTATCCATCACATTAGAATACACTGCAGCGAACCTGTAGCTGCTGCTACCTAGGTCCCATGCACCGTTTGAATTTGGTACGTTATCTTGATTATCCTTGAACATCACAGCATAAGCGCTGCCCGTATAAAGCTTTAAGGTCTGTGCATTGGTATCATACCACAGCATGCCTTGCAATGGCGGTGTCGGAGCCGAGGTACCTGCAAAGTTCTGCATGGTCCAGAGCACGTCTTGCAGCACAGGTGCTCCGTAATTTACATAACCCTTGCCTGGGAACGCAATTGGAGCAGCTGATGTGTTCAACGTGCCATCTGACACCGTAGTCAGCAAAGACCCATTAAATTGATATATGTTAGTTGACATGTCGTTCACCTGCTATGATTGGTAGCATATTTAGCAACTCCTACACCGTCTGGATTCTGATCGTATAAACGACCTGTATCTGCCTATTGAGGCTCTTCTGCACAGGACTAAAGATCACATGTGTTAGCAACCTACCAGTGTTAGGTCCATTACTGCTAAAGGCCTTTAATCCCAATTCATTGAAAACATAGTTACCAGTAATGTTGGTAGCTGTATCAAATGCATCTTGACCTGCTGGTTCACCTAGGTCAAGAGTGCATGTGACTATGACATCAGTGAATGTCGTGCCATCTACATGTGCTGTACTGATATAATTTTGTGCCGGATTTAGATCTAGTGGGCTTTGATCATTGACAACTTTATAATAGGTTTGATTATAAAGCGTTGCAGTTTGACCTATGACATTAGGAGGAAGATAAGTTATGGTTCCTATCTCACTTACTGTTGCCCCACCATTACCGAAGCACATCTCCTGTATCCATCCCTGCGGACGATCAGCGATAGTCTGTGCTAAGCTGATGCTGAAATTCTCATAATTTATAGCATTCTTCTTGTCAACAAGCACTTCACCGGTGATCACATCTCTGATCAACACATGCCCTGTGATCCAATTTTTGCTTTCTTGTATCATGCTGATTAAGACCTCGTACTTACTAAGATCTCATCAGTAGCAGCATCCTTGATTACGAGAAAACCGTATATCATAACGGCTCCGTCCTCATCCGGCAGCGTGGTCTTAACTGTATCTTCGTTTTTTGGCGCGTCTTGCATGATTTATTTAGCTCCTCGTTCCAGGGTGATCTTGCAAGAACTTGGCCATGCTTGATTTGCTGTACTGCAGCCCATTTGCCTCAGCTGCCCATCTGTAACCGCCGGGTATTGCAAGATTTACGCTGGCATCAAGTACAGGTTCCCCTACAACATGGCTTATGCTGCTACCAAATTTCACTTCAGCTCTAGGAGTTGCAAGTCTCACATTGCGCCAACCTGCAACCGGCGCTGCAGTAAAGCTCACATAGGTGCCAAACATGGATTGGCTTGGATTTTCGACTATGGTATAGGTACCAACCGTTGCATCGATCTCAGTGTCAACCTGCACAGTTGTTCCAACAGTAACCACTATGTTGCCACCAATAGGCAGGCTGCCTTGTCCTGCAGCAAACAGGGTAGTAACGCCATCACCGTCATAGAAGATGCTGTCGTACAATACGCTCACATTGGCAACCGGAGTGTTAAAGGTGCCGCGCTGGAGTTGTTCTAGGAATCCTCGATTTGGATATAGTTCTGTTGGCTCGGCTCTCACCGACCAATAGTCTATACGCTCGTCCCCTATCCAAATCGTACCACTTTGATATTCTGTAGGCATACCCAACACTGTTATATCTGCAACTTCAATAGCATCACTGTATACGGTAACATCAGACAGCAACCTAGTTCTATTTGCATCGCTCAGCACTGTGCTGGTCTTTTCAATATCAGTTGATATAGTTCTCCATGCAATAGCTGGTTTTTCTGGCAGATTAGACATGTATTGTACGTCTATTACATCGTTCAATGTGTGCGCTATGCCAGGTGCAAAGACCAGTGCAGCATCACCACGGTATTCTGTCTGCCAACCATATGCCTCCCAGGGTACTATGTCCCATCCAGGAATGGCATCAACTGTTATCAGCTGATAATCGTACATCAGGGTAAGCTGATCGCCCTGCGTTATGTTCTCCCCAGAGTTGTAAACCTGCTGCCATACCATCAATGTGCTATCATCATATGGTTTGAAAGTTAGCACATAAGTACCCGCCTTGTTGCCCGGTACCACTGGATAGCAAGGTCCAATCAACCTCTGTGCGTTAAAGTCATAGCTGAGATCTTCGTTATAGGTTATCACCTTGATGATATCGCCAGTGGTAGGCTGGTATGGGTTAGTTTCCCAGCCAAAGTAACCATTCCAACCAATCTCGTCCCAGCCGGGAGGAGAGTTGTTAAACACCAACAACCCGCCCTGTACTTGGAATGACCAACCGTATGCAGTATCAACTACTACCAAACTAACAGGTGCATTCACTATAGGAGCTGCATAGAAAACTACGTTAGGACCAACAATGGTGTAATCGTTTCCATAGGTTTGAAGATTGCTACCAACATAAACCAACAACGCTGCAGGATTTTCAGGCATATAGATCGCAGCAAACACTGTTTGAATACCATCTGATCTATATTCTTGCACAGATGGCCCTGCGTACTCTAGTCCATTTATCAACAGCGTTGTGCTGTAATACTGCGGTTTGGTGCTGCTAGGCGGTGGATATAGCGCATAGAAATACTGTCCAGTTTCAGCAGGAATTATTTGGTCTCTGACTATGCTGAAATTGGTATTACTAAATGCTGATATTACCAATGTGCTATCGTTGGGTGGTGCAGGATCGATTGTTATTATCTTGCCTGTAGCTGTGATTGCAGCATTAATGCCATTCTGCAGCATGACACCGTCTAGGGTTATCATCGCAAAATTGATGTCATCATTGGGTAGTGGCGATCCGATAGCAAATCGAGTCTGAGATCCGTCGCCGGTGAATATGTCCTGTGATAGCATGTTAGTAAACAATGCAGCAAATGTTGCATCTGTTCCGTTTCCAGTCGTGCTGTTTTGGGCTATCGGAGATGTTGGATGCAGGCTATAGGTGCCCTGGTTGCCCATGATAGCTGCAAATATACCCCACTGTATGTCAATCACAGATCCTGCGCCTGCACCGTTGGTGGTGTAAGAGTAGGATAGTGGCACGTATTGGTATATACCACCCTGTGTTATGCTTAATCCTGTGATAGCTCCGGTTCCTATCTCTATATTAGTGACCGTAAGCTCTACCTTATAGGTTTCACTGGTAGCGTAATCGTCTTCTAGGATCAGAACATCGCCTATTTCATAACCTCGGCCGCCATCCAAAATACTTGTCTGTGCGGCTGTAACCTCATTCACTATGACCTGAGCAGCATCACCGTTGGCTGTCAATCCACCTGCCAACGCAATGCTATCGCCAGGCAGATAACCGTATCCGCCTGTAACCACAGATACCTGTTTGATACCCAGTCCTGTTCCACCCGCAGATATGGTTAAAATCTGCAGAGTTTTGCCAGTTGGTGGCACTGGGAATACAATCTGGTTAGTAGCCCAATTGATCACGTAATCAGCTGTGATACCGTAATCCAACAACACACCATCCATCTGTACCAGCACTGCTGCAGTGTCCATTGGTTTGATTCCCATGGCAAAGTGATCAGCCTTACCATCTAGATCATAAACTCTGGTATAAATGATAGGCGACCCACCCGATGGCTGAGAATACACATCCATCCTAGTGCTTTCTAGCAATCTCGCAGTGTATAATTCTTCTGGATGGTTTTCGCCGACATACGGCTGCAAGAATTGATTACCGTCATTGATGATATCGATTGGTCCGGTTGGTGCGGGCAAGAAGGTGGTACCAACATATAGCATGAATATGTTTGGAGACGAGTTGCTGTCTGGCGGTACGTTGAATACCAAGGTCTGACCGCCCCAAACTGGCTGGAATGCTGCACCGTATCCACTGCCCATGGCATATGGTTGATATGACACTGGGATAACATCACCCTTGAATAGATCATATTCGCCGCTAGTATCCAATGTCCATGCGGTTATCGCACCATATTCGTCCACAGCTGCAACAGTTATATCAGTGGCTGCCAGTCTGGGCACTAGATCCAATACCAGCTTGTCACCTATCGCATATCCAGCACCACCTGATGCCAATAACAGCGACGTGACATAATTTGGTATTATCCAATCCACGCCATAGTATTGCAGTTGGCTGTTAGCCCAAACCACTACCATTCCCGGATCTTGTACCAGTCGGCGCAGGTTAAATGCACGTTTTGATCCAGTACCGTAGAATGAATCATAATCTGGTACCACACCACCTTGCACCAATACATCGAGGTAATTGGTAAATGCAGACTGATCTGCGTCCCAGCCTGTTGGTGCACCCCAAGGGGCTTTCTGCCAGCCAGGCGAATAATCGAAACCAAGGCTATCCATTATGATGCCACGATAATCACTGTTGGTGATAAGATTTGGATCGTCTTTGCGTATCATGTTTGCAGTAGGAGAATAGAATTCTACGATCCTGTCAAATGCACCAAAGCTCACGGGTAGATAGGTGTTGTTTTCAAATTCCCAGGCCTTGGCTGCCCATGGATAGCTTTCCCAGCCAATGGATATGCTAGCTACTCTATCAAAGACCAGTTTCATCTTGAGAGTACGGATCAGTTCTGGATTGGTAAGATAGTTTTGCTGCCATGCATTGACAGTGTTGCCGTGGATGTTGACATTAACATTGTCAAAGTCAGTGACATAGACTTCGTCAAAATCTGCTAGCGTGCGCTGTGTTATGAATTCTCTGACCTTGACATGGTACGGCTTTATCTCATTGACGTAGGCCAGCAGCGCATCACTGTAATCAGGCTTGTATATCTCGCTATGGCTCAGTGGTATGTTAAACCCTTCTAGGGTTATGAAACTGGTCTTGAATATCCAATCCACGAATCCCTGCTCCACCAGGATATAGTTTATCATGTTGAAGAACAGTTCGTTTAGGTATACCGATTCACCTGGCACATCCGGATTTGGATTGTTGAATATCGCGTAGCGCAATCCATCAATGATGTTGCCAAACTCAACATGCGGGAATATATCAAACCCAGTGCTATCAAAAGGAGTAGTGCCAAACAACATGGTATTGATGCTACCATTATAAACGCCATCACTGATCTGTATGGTACCATTCTGATAACCTACTGTCACCCATGCTCCAACATTGTTGGTGAGTATCCATTTGTAGATAGCCCAATAGCCGTCGCCTCGGTTGAGAACTTTGACAGTGACATTAGCTTGATTGCTGTACTGCTCCCTATCAAGGAGATTAGATACAGTGTAAGTTGGTATGGTGGCAGCAGTTACACCGCTGCCTATCAGATACCAATCAACATAGTACCAATAATTCGGAGTGTTAAATGCCTGTACAGCTAGGCGAGTCCACAGATAATTGCCATTATTGTAATCGTAGCTGTAGAGGTTCCAGAGATTGTTATTGTCAGCACCGCCGAGCACTAACACGGTTGATCCAGACGGTATGTTACCTGCTAGGCTATCTCGACTGCTGATGGTTCCCACGGTGTAATCAGCAGCCGGAGCTGGTTGTGCCCTGTCAAAATACTTCTTCCAATCCGAACGATTTATGTCAGGTGACAGCAGTATGGTCAGCAGCAGCTGATTAGACTTATCAACATATGACTGTGCAGCTAGTAATCTGTACTTAAACCAACTCTGCCTAGGACGTATCAGTGTGCCGTAACGCATTATGTCACTGAGATATGGATCTGGAACGTTTTGATCCTGTCCGTCCTTGCTGGTCAAGCTGTCCTTTAACTTGAGCCAGAAATAATCACTTGGTATGCTAGTTGGATCATTCTCTCTGACCAGATCCCACTGCTTGTAATCATTTTGATTGTTCTCAAGATGTGTGTACAGCAGGCTAAGCACGGTTTCTTCACCGCTGAGTGCATACCCAACATTGGCAACAAGTATGTTTCTATCATCTATAGCAGCATACCATCTTACACCGTAGCTAGTAGGATAGGTGATGATATTAGCTATCTCTAGAGTGGTAACATTCCTCGTAGGAGGCAGTGGTAGCGTAGTTGCATTCTTGACCCAGAAATAATACAACGTTTGAGCTGTGTATGCAGCTGTGTATGTGGTCAATGTAGTATAGGCAGGATTGCTGGAGTTCAGCACGGTTCCTGACGGTGTGTAATTGATACCGTACTGTACGAAACTCACTTGGTTTGCAACATAGGTAGCCCATTGATCAGGTGGTACTGGACTTTGTACCCATTCGTACACGTCTACGGTAGTACCCTGTGCTATCTTGCCCCAGTTCTGCCAACGGTATGCAGTATCACCAATCTCATAATCCAAATATCGTATGCTGCTGAGATCCCACCAGGTCTCACCAATGTGTTCAGGACCCCAGGCTCTGGCCGAATCGATCGGATATAGCAGCGGGTCTCCGGTATTGTATGCAGCAGGATCGTATATGCTCCTACGATCAAGATTTTTCTGCGCTAGGCTTGGAATGAAACCCTTGGCAGGATCATAATATTCAAGGTATGCATAGATGCTACCAGAAGTCTTGTTGTATAGTTTGCCCTGCAGCATCAAAGCTGCATCTACCTTAGGCTGCTGACTACGCTGTGGCATCCAGTCGCCGTTGATATAGCTGTACACTGTCCAACCGCCGCGACCGTAAGCAGTGTGGTCAACATAGGCCACGTCGCCGGGCTGCCAACCGCCCAGAGGTGGATATTGATCTCTGTCTGTTTCGGTAGAATATCGAATGCGCTTGTAGGAATAGAACTGCCCGCCCGATCCCAGAGAATAACTGCTAACCGGAACCGTAAAGCTATTGCCGTTGCCGGTTACATTGCTGACAACAAACGTGCCTTCTAGTGCAGTCACATTGCTGATACCCGTGAGCACCACGATATCGCCGGTACCAACATCCACGTTGCCTGAACAATTTATGATGGTAGGTATGCCAGAATTAGCTGGAGCTGTGTTGATTACGTTAACAGGTGCTTGATTAAACTGCCAGACTGTCCATCCCTGTTTGTCATCTATGTACTGCCATACAGTGTCCCCGTTTTTCATTGGATTAGACGTGAGAGCCTGCGTGCTCCACAGGCTGGTAAGCATGCTGAGGTTTGATACGGTATAGGTGGTTTCGCCCTGCAGTACGTATCCCGATGTAGGCAAATCTACTTTATAGTCCTGATCAAGGCTGCTGCGGATCGGAAATAGCGGGTTGGTCTCGCTGCTATAACTGGTCGGAGGTACTACTATCTTTGGATCATTTGGTATGAGTACTATCACACCGTCTAGATCCTTGTCGCTGGTCTGCTTACCAAAAACAGTGATCTGTTGAGGATCGTTAATGTATTGGTTCTGAGGTATTATGAAATCAATGCCTATGTTCAGAGCAGTGCTACCAAATCTAGATGCTCTTAGCGCATATTCTTCGTAATAGCTGAAATCGCTGGTAACTGGTATGATGCTATTGTTACGCAATAGCTTGCTGATAGCGCCCCTAGTGCCCTTCTGTCTTATGAATCCCTGATAGAACTGGAATTCTGTTGAATCTTCTAGCAGAAGATTCTGCAGATACAACCTCTGCTGGAATCCGATCTGGTGCTTGGCTAGATTTGAAATCGCAGTTACATCTACGGCTGCCAAGCTGGTGCCACTTACTACCAAGTTGCCAGTCACAGGATCTATGCTGGTATAATTTTTTGGTTGTTCAATGTTGTAATACTTGCGGAAATCATCGGCTGTCTTTTCAAAATTAGGCACGGTGTTCCACTGATTGTCAGTGCCATTTTGATACAAGAAATAACCTGGAGCGTCGACACGACCATTCCAATCGTTGGTCCTATATGCGTATAGCTTCAATCTCGGCTGTGCTATATTGTACAATGGGTCATAGATGGTATCACCAAATGCTGTTTGGTTGTCTATCAGTATTACGCTTTCCAATGTGCTACTGAATAAACGCATGCCGTAGATGTTCTGTGGTCCTATCGCATTGATTGTTATCGTATTATCATAGCGCAGAACTTCCAGATTTGGACCATCAATGCGTCCGCCAGCCTTGTCAATCACAGGATAGGTGCCGCTGATTATGCCGTTAACAAACTGCACATTACCAAATGCTTGCTGGTACTTTGCAGTGATAGCTAGCGGACTCAGAGTTATGAAGTTACCGTTAGCCCAATTGCCTTGGCTCCAGAAAAGGAATTCTCGTCCAGCTTGAACCCAGTCTAGCGTGGTGTTACCATCCTGGTCGTATTGGTCAAAGATCCATCCTTGGAATTCTTGATAGCGTTGCAGGCTAATCAAGAAATCAAAGACTTCTTGTTTGGTAGCAAAGATCGTGCCGTACTGTACTTCTTCTGCAGCCTTAACTGGCGTTTGATACCACGTGACTCTGTCATTGCCTACTACCAGAGTGCTCTTGGCACCAAATTTATTGCTAGGTATTATCAAGAAGTACTGATTGACACCGTCGTAGCCCAGCACCTTCCATCCGTTCTGCACCTGCGTGATTATTACACCGCTATAGAAACTGGTCCTTATGCTGGCACTGCGGTAGAGATATGTCTTGACATTCTCAGTGGGTATGAGCTGAGTGCTGTAGCCAATCTGTCCAAAGCTATCAACAGCGAGGTAGCTGTTGCTGCCAATGAATCCGCCTACCTGATGAGCAAGCTGCACGTTGGTACCGCGCACTATGTTGCCTAGATACTGTGTGATGTTTAGATTCTGGCTGATCACATATTCACTGATCCAGTGCTGTACACCACCGCTACCATAGTAGGTCAGGGTGCTTTCGTTTGGTACCTGGATGTTACCACCGACTGCACTAGGATTCTCCCTGTGCACATACAGCTGGCTGTTAGGCCGCCTGTTATTGGTATCTATGTAGATCCACTGATCGGTCTCCTGTTCAGAGAACACGTTAACATTTCTCAGGGTATCCCAGTTGTATTCTATGAACTGAGCAGGTTTCATTAGATAGCTGTATTCTGCCACCACGAAGTTATATTCGTTGCTGTAATACCAAACTGATTCAACTGGAGCGCCATCTCCAAACTGCCAGTCAGCTTTGGCCTGCTCAGTGCTAGGTAAACTGGCAACTGTGCCAGCTGCCAGCGGCGGGAGCAGATTTCCCTGTTCATCAACGGGTATGCAATTCAGCAGTCCTGGTCGCACTCCTGCTAGATAAATGCCTGCACGCGGTCCTTGCCTGATCAAACCTGCTGCCAAATCTTCCCACATTGCAGTGTTACCGCGTGTGTACGGAGCTGGACCATATTCATCTGTCCACCAGCTTGGTTGCTGGCTAAATCCCAGCATTTCCCAGGGTGCTAGATGCGGACGATCAGTGTCATAATACCAACGGTAGATGCCCTGCCAATAGCCGGGACCGTATCTACCATTGCGATCGGGGCAGTTTGAATAATTCCAGGTAAACTGATCGTTTTGATCATAGGTCGTATTAGCGCGATAATCAACCTGATTGTTTATGACCCACTTGTCGAACATGGGATAGTTGATGCTCAAGAACTCTTTCAGTGTGAAGTCACTGTTGCGCCAACGACCCGGCGTGTAAGGAGTGATATCAAATGCTAGCTGGGCCTGAGGGTCCATATATGCATTGGGCATGTTATTGAATAGATCCAGTTCGAACTGCAACCACGCAGCTGCAACCGGATTGGTTAGCTGTGCAGGATTAGACGTAGATTGCTGTCCATACATGATGGTACCCAAAGGCATGCCGTCGTAGGCCATGATGATCCTAGCACCGTTGTGGCACTGGATGGCAAGATGCATGCCTTGCAGATATACCACAGGTTGATATGCTGGGGTCACACCAAGTCGGGTAGCAGTGGGTGGCACGTATGTGGGATTAGTGCTCTTTAGATGGGTATAACCACCCTTTGGACCATCTGGACCGCTATTAGCCCAAGGACTGGCTGGATTTTTGCCAAGGTTTATCTGTTTGTAGGCAGTGTTTACCCAGGTCTCTGGACTCTCGGCTGCTGTGTATCCGTTTCTCCACAGGTTTAACAATGCGTTTATGAAACGATTGTAGAAGCGATTATAATCGCGTTGTGCAAATTGCATAGCCAGCATTGGATCTGTCTTGCTCTGCACCGAATTAATACCCACAGTCACGTTACTGCTGGACAGTATCATTGGTTTGATCAGAGGAGCTCTGTTCTGCAATATGGCCAAACCAAGTCCACGTATCTGAGGAGTATCGCGCCAGTTATTATTGTTGTGCGGCTCGCCTTCAAATCCAGGTTGATTTATCAATATCGTTTCAAACTGTTGCAGGAACTGGCTCTGCGTGACAGATGAAATCTGCAGATTGTTGGGGTTGGCCCGCAGGTTTGGTGGTACCTCGTAGTACCCATTGCGATGTATTGGGCTGCTGTTGCTCCAGCTCCTGATGTTTACACGCTGTCCATAAACAGCAGGTACTGCAAGCTTTACAATGTTATCAGATACTGTGTAATCTACACCTTGCTTCAGCAAAACAGATTGCTGATCATAGATCAGTGTAACGTATATGCTGGGCAACAATCCAGGATTTGCAGCTGGTATCTGATCGATAACGAACGAGTCTGTGGTAGCATTTACGGTATAATCGTTTACGATGTACTGCCTGCTTGGTTCGGGAGACCTATACCACTCGTTATTGAATTCAAATCCCTGCGGCTTGTTGTTCCTATAGTAAGCATAACCATATATAGGAGTATCAGCAGCGTCGCTGACATATTGATAGGTCTGACTGACGATGGCATTATCAAACACATAGTTACCAAACTGGTCAGTCTTGGGTGAGAATCCAAGTTCGGTATCAACTGCAGCATATACATCCTGCTTGTAGGTAAAGACAGTGTTGCCCGCAAACGTGCTGCTTGGATAGATGCTAGGATCGTCTAGTGCGTTACCATCGTAGTCATACAGCATGAATTTAGGTGCCTCGAACGGCACTCGCTGCTGCGACCTCTTCCACGCAGTACCATCATACCAATATTGCACATGTCCAATGTATGAACCAGTGGCTGATAATGGTATGGTATCAAACAGGCACAGTATGGTTTCACCATACACAGGAGGACCTCCAATCAAGGTCAAGGTTATCACGCCAACCGTGGTTAAACCTTCTACTTGATAGACTCGATTGTTAACCAATGAATTAGTATCACCTGTGACCAAGATGGTGTCACCGTCTTGTAGATAGATACCAGGGAACACAGTGTACGAAGTTTGACCTACTATGCTAGTAAACACATCAGATACATCTGATAGCACATAGGTCACGTTTGGACGTCCTATGTAACCGTTGTTGTATAGCTGCATGTCAGATTCAAATTCTATTATAGGACGTGCTGCTCTCTGCTGGAATGAAGCAAATACCGATGTCTTTGATTTGACTAGGACATCTATATGGAACCAACGGTTGTTGCTGCTCCACTGGTTAGTAGGATGCTTGCTACGACCTATGGTTAGATAGTCCTTAATATAAAGCTGATCGTCGCCGTCCCAGCCCAGCGTGTCCCATGCACGTTCATCCCAGTTAGGATCTAGATACTCAGGGGTAGCGATCAATTCTATGTCACGACCAACACCGTTTATGAGAAATGGATTACCATTCAGTGCTAGATCCGAATCATTGGTTGTCTGTATCACCAATCCGGTGGTGAACACCAGAGGTTCATTGATTATCTCACCAGTGCTGCTCAGCTGATATGGACCAGGATAGGTATACTGTCTCTGTCCGATAGCTGTGCGATTGAGATCCGTGTTTGCCAGCAATATAACTGGATCAGGACCTGCTGGTATCCAATAATATTTGGTATAATTGATCAGCTTATCTATATCAATCGGCGGCGACCAGCTGTAGTATTCCTGTTCAAACAGCCTGCTTTGATTGTCAATGTTTGCACCCTGGAACTGCAGAGCATTGACGAAATCATGATAGAACATGATGTTGGTAACAGCACCGCTGTTCAAGTTAGTGCTAACGCTGGTCTCAGGCAGCTGATAATCTGCGCGAGATTTGGTTGGTTCTCCCACATAGAAATCAGTCATAGGGTCGTAGTAGCTTGGTTTGGTCCCTATGTAACCGTTAATGAATTCCACGCTCTCCGGTTGAAATAGATGATCAACCGTAGCCGAGAAGAATTTGGTAAGCGTATCAGTTTGATTGACGCCTGGTAGAAGTTTAATAGGCCTACGATGTTCAACCATTGGTTAACCCCAACTGTGCCTCTGTCAAGCTGCCAACTATCACTATGTTTGCTACGGTAGCACAGCTGATGAATATCTCATCTGGATTAGCAATAATCTCGAATAGATCACCAAATTTAGCAGTACCGCTAGTTGGTACTATCACTATGGTAGCAACTATTGTGGCCAGATTCATCTGTATGTAAGTAGACATTTCAGTGAAGAAGAAGCTCTGACCAAAATCCCAATTTGTTAGCGCAAAATAGTTGTCTATCTGAGATTTAACGAAACTCTTGACTTCGTTGTCACTGTATGCCGTACCGGGTACCTTTACTACCTTGAACAAAACCTGATATTCTGGTAGTGCCTGTGCACCAAACAACAGCTTGTAGGTAACTGGATGCCATATGATCTGATCGGTCATCATCTTGTACTGTTCAAAGTAGCTGAATGTGCTTTTCAACTCTTCGGTTGTTGGTGGCAAAGGTATGGTATCTCTGCTGCCATTTACGGCAATCCAATTGCGAAGATTGGTATCATAGGTAGAAGTTAGCACGAACGTGTCTATGATGTTCATGATAGCAGGATCAACACGTTGATCGTATGTAGCGTAGTGCTTCCACAGATAGCTGAGATTGTTACGACCTATCCTAACCTTGTAATCGGCGGTGACATCGACCAAAGCACCGTTGGTGTATTGCAGGAATCGCTTGCCATTGATGACAAACGCTAGCTCCCCTTCTAACCAATTTCCGTTTGGCGGAACTGGTACGCTGAGGCGAGTGGTATAGATCCGCGATTCTGCTATATCTATGGGTTGATAGTATTGATAACCTTCACTGCTGGTATACCTCACCCAGAACACATACTTTGAAGGTGGAGTTGCATCGGGATTTACTATGGTCACGAACTCGTCTGGATCATCTGGAAGAGGTGGATTTTGGCTGCTCCAGAATGTGACTCTAACGCTTGCAGGATCAGCATAACCATCAGGATATATTTCCTGGCCATAGATCTGCCACAGATAATCTTTGCCCAGTGCTGGAGCTGGTGCCGGTGGCAGAGGCGCGGGATTTACGCCCAGAACGCTGACATAGTCATATTGTGGTTTACCAGTTTGTTGGTTTATCACCTTGCCTGCATTTGAAAAATAGAATCTGGTCTGATCAACGCTTTCAAACACATATCGCTGCGACCTCGTCTGTATGATCCAGCTGTTTGTATTGTAAATGACCCTGACCAACCAGCTAGCATCCCTGTTGGTGTTGCTAGTATCTCCTGCATATGCCTGGCTGAATTGAGGATCCAGGCTGAGATTGCTGTTGCTGATAACGTACCATGTCAGCAGCTGTTGATTATAGCCTATACCAAAGGTCTGTTTATCATCCATTGCTGCAGCTATAGCTGTGATCTCATCGTTGGTTAATGTGGTATCAAATGCTGCACATACGCTTGTAACATAGCTATTGCTCTGTGGAACCGATCCCAGAGTCACGGCCCCCTTGCCTGTGATAAGCAAGCCTGTATTGTTGATCCCAGTACCATCGCCTACGATGCTTACCACATTAGTCCAAGCACTGACATTGGCTGCATTGGTTAGTTTAACTATGCTACCTGCGCTGATGTACTGCTCGCCGCTGCCGGCTGCACCATACTGACCCAACCTCTGCGGTGTCCCGCTTATTGCAAAATAACCAGTGCTGCTGCCTATGGAAGCCGTCGATGAGATCCATTGCAGATTAGGCGCTGTGTATCTGTCAAAATTCTTGTAGTAGAAATCTCTGAGCTCAAGTGCGGCACTAGCGAATCCAGAGCCGCCGTCTAGCATAGGTTGTATGTTATCTACCACATACACGCGATTAGGAGTGCCCACATTGATGAGCACTTCTTGTGCATTGGTATCTTCTTCTTCATACAGTATGCCATCAGTAGCAAACACATTTAGGTTCTGATAGGTACCGGTTGGATCATTGATGTCAATGTATCTGCTCTGTCCGCTGTATACTCGGTTTACAGCTTTGACTTTCAGTGCTTGGCTGCTCTGCAGAGGGAAGATGTTGTAATCTTCGCCGTTCACCATGCGATCCTGGGTGTAATATACCTGTTCTGCAGCCAGTGCTATCTGAGCATTGGTCTGAGCACTTTGGCTATTTGAAACCGTATACTGCAGGCTGGTGTTGAATGCTATGCTATAGAGATTGAACAGGTTATCATTATACGCAAAGTTAAACTTGAGATTGCTCATATCAGTTGGTCGTATCTGATATTGCTGTCCATTGCTCACTCTATACCACACTCGCAGTAGTCCGATTGGCACGTTACCAAAATTGCCATCAGCAAAGCGTAGGCTGATCTGATCAGCACCATTGTTATCTCTGGTTATGACGCTGTAGATATTGCGAATGTTCTTGTCAATGCTATTGTATATGATGTTGAATCCGTTAACGCTTGGAACCTGAGTCCAATCTGTGGTAACCAACCCTGCTGTGTTGATGTTTTGCACCCACACATCTGTTTGATTGATGCCATTTACGTTCACATCTATGACACGATTGGCTATAGCTAGATCTAGGAGATAATCTGAGTATCCCATTGATCCTTGCTTGAAGAACAAGAAAAATCCAGTGTCTGGACTGCCGTAACCGTTGCCATCGTTACGATATATTATGTACCAGCTGTTGATGGGATTTGGATTGCGTTCGTAGAAGTAACCTGTGCTACCAAGCACTGTTGCGTTGCTGCCAGTTTCTGTATAGAAGTCTGGATTGCACAGTTCAAAATTCATGCTGTTACCAGCTACTGATGCGCTGAAACTTATGGAACTTGTTGGTATGGCAGTGTTGTTAAGTGCATACAAGTCAGTTGGTATGTTGTTGACCACGCCACTCTTGGCAGGATTACCAAAGAAGTTTGTGCTGTTAAGGCTGGCATTCAGAACTAAAATGAATTGCTCCTGCCAATCTGGATTGTTTTGGTCATTCCAGTTGATCGGAGTGTTCTTGAGATCCAACCCGTTGGCATCATACACATCTTGGTTGGTCAGTATCTGTGTTATCTTTAGCAGACCAGTCGAAGGTATGCTGCGCTGAGGTTGATAGCTGAGCATGCGTGCCAAGCGGAAGATGCTCTCGCGACGCTGTGCAGTATCAAGGAAGTTCTCGCGGGTGTTGAGATCCATCCTGAACGCAATGCTTTGCCCGAGGTAGGCCAATAGGTCGATGATAGCAACGAATTCACTGCTTTCTGTCCAATCGTTGAAATCTTCTGGATAATTGAGGCGAATGTATTCTACCATAGCTGTGCGTATGGTAGGGAAATCGTAGCTAGCAAAGTTCACAGTGGTAAAGGCTTGGTAAATTACCTGCCAATCTTCTGCTGCGAATAGTTGCTTCTGACGTTGTTGTTGACTAACTGCCATATTGTTGCCTCATCATGCCACGCTGTCTAATGCCAACGCTCGGCGATCAAACTGAACGCTGAAATTGTTGACCACATTGTACGGACGGTATAACAAGGTCATTTGCACCATCAGTCCCTGATTGAATTCTTTCACTACTGTATCCTGCAGCACTACTCTGGTCTCGCTGGCGACTACTCGCTCTACTTCTGCCCTAACTGCATATATTACAGCATCATCGAATGGTTCGAATAATAAGTTCCAGATTTTGCATCCGTAGCTGGGCATCATGACACGCTCACCTGGCAGCGTATTGAAATGATAGAGTAGATCTCTCTCAATCAGAGGGATATCTGTGAAACTCTGTTGTTTGCTGTTGGTGTCCAATGTGCTGTAACCATAGAACACCTTAGATGGTACGATAAATGCCATGTGGGATCGCTAAACCTCATACTTACTGTGATATTTAGCGATAGAAAACAGGCGCTAATTGCCGCCGCTGTTGATAGGACTACCGTTGCAGAAGTTTGTACATTCGACCCTGCGACGGTTTTGCAATCCAGGTATTACCTTGCCTCCGGCATGGCAATAACTCATCCATTTCTCCGTTACATTGAAACTGCCAGTGTTAAGGATGGCCGCGATGCTGTTGCAATTACCGATGTTGTAGGTGAAACTCACCAACATATCAAACTGCGTTTGGGTTATATTGGCACGAACTGATTGTGCAACCTTTTGTTCTCGAGGCAGCAGATCCTGTTTGAACAGCTCAAATACTTCTGCTTCGGTCAAAGCACTATTGAGGCTACGCTTCTGACCACCGATAGTCACGTAGTTGCCTGCACGCTCGTCTGGTAACAGAAGGTGCCCTATTCCTATGGTAGGCAATCCAGCGATGTCCAGATAGACTTGGCTGCGTTTGCCTTCAAACCGGGCTATGAATTCAGCACCTGCCTGGCTGGTTCTATAGGTACCAGCTGGCGCAAGATCCTTGCTGGTGCCGCTAAAGCTGTACACTGGCTGTCCGTTATTATCATATCCCTGGCCCTTATACACACCAGGATCACTGTTGGCATTGGGCGAACCTTGCAGGTCCAAAGGTTTAGATTGTCCACCAACCACTTGTCCAGGGTTGAAAGGCTGTCCGGTATATGGATCAACTGATGAGCCAGTCTCTACGTGATTGTTGTAACCAGGTGCTGTTGCTGCATGACCATCAAACGGTTCATGAGTTGGTAACTGGCTCAATATGGTATTGAAGAGATCAAATTTAACGACGCCAGGAGATACCACTGTGCTATTCTTTAGCTGAGTGTCTATGGGTTGCTTGGCATCTGGACCTTCTTTGGCTGCTGCAGGAGCAGGACCATTGAGATCAATCCTTGCGCCGCCTAGCACTATGTTATTAGCTGTGCCGAGGCTCAACAATCCGTTGCTATCAACGGTGAGGTAACCACCAACTGCGAGATCATAGCTGCCATATGCCCAATCAAACATGTTCTTCTTGGCAGTGCGGCTCATCAGACCATCGCTGCGTAGGTACATGTCTCTGTTGCTGGTAAGATGCATGTCTTTGTTGGCATTGATCATTATCATGCCAGATTCTACCGAGGTATTATTGGTAGTAGGCACACTGACATTGCTGGTATCGTTTTGCAGCGTGCCAATTATCACAGCAGCATTGCTGCCTTGGCACTCGTTACCAAGGCCAAATGTCACGGTTAAAGTAGTTAGATTTCCGCTCTCATTAAGAGCAGTGCTTTGTAGTATGACTGTAGGGGTGCTGGTATTTAGATTATTTGTTACTGGTACTGTGTTACCGCTGGTTGCGCTGTTGGTATTGGTGTCGGCAGAGACCGGAACAGTGGTACTTGGGTTCTGAGACCAGAACATGTCTGCATTTTCCTGACCTATCTCAACCGAGCTCATCGCAGCTGCAACTCTCGGCAATTGGTCAGCTGGGACTTGGTCATTCACTCCTATGCCAGTCTTCTGGCTCACTATGTTTGAATAGGCACTGGGATTGTTACCACCATCTCCAGCAGGAGCCCAGCGATTTACTATGCTAGATATGGTAGTATATCCGCTGTTATGATAGCTGTTAAGCAATGCTACCTGTGCATTAGCTCCATCCTGCGGCGTGACAAATGTTGCAAATCCACTGGTACCACCAACATAACCAGGTTGTCCCTGTGCGAACGCGCCGTCGCGTATGTTTCCAGGATTATTATTACGGACACCTATATTTGGTCCTGTTCCAGGTGCGTGCACGGAACTGGTATTGACACCCACGTTTGGATTGTAGGTAGTGGTCGTCTTCTGATTGGTACTGTTCCAAGGTATGCCGGTGATGCTCATGCCAGACACGAACTGGCCTGTTATGTTATTGGTAGGAACAGTGATGCTAGCAGTGGTGCTGGTATTGCTGATATAGGGAACCTGAGAAGTGTTGGTAGTTTGCGCAGTCACTATCTGACCGCTGTTAGGATTGGCATCTGATTGTGCATTTACCAAAGTGCTGGTAACCTGTCCTCGAGCTTTCATGTAAATGCTGCGCCCAGCCTCTATGTTGACATCAATGTCTCCCTTGAGATTGAGCGTTCCTTCGCTGCGTATGCTTACAGTGCTGGATCCGTACACATTGATAGCACCGTCATTGCCCAGTTCCATCCAGCTGTTGCCATCTCTGGTGATCATGTAGATGAAACCATCAGTGTCATTGATGGTTATCTGCGCACCCTGTTGCGTTCTCAACCTTATGAATTTGGCCAAGGGATTGTCATCAAAAACTATCTGGGTACCACCAGGCGTGAGCATACCGTACACAGAATTGATAGGATTGTTGCGTCTAGCACCCGCTGTGGATGTGCCGCGCACCGTATCCTTATCCAGTCCCTGTATCTGTAATTGTGAGGCTAGCGGCGTATATACCGGGGCATTGATGGTATCTACTGCAACGTTAGCTTTGAGCTTGTTGTACTCGCTGACCGGTAATCCATTGCTGGTCTCATCACCTGGTATACCAGGTACCATGTGATCCATGTTCTGCTGATAGAGGCAACCAAACCATATGCCGCGGCCGGGATCGCCGTTTATGAAACAGCAGAGAACTTCGTTTTCCAGATCAGGCGGCACGAACCAGAAACCGTAGCTCCTCTGGCTGTTGTCCCAGTTTGGTCCATTGGTATTATCATATACGCTGGTAGCTCCAGCAAACGGACTTGCATAAGAACAGGTAAACCATTGAGTCTCGTCTGTGGGATCACCTGAGACTTCTGGTATCCAAACCTTGAGTCGTCCCATGCGCTGTGCATCATTGTTAGCCTTGACAAACCCAACATAGATCTTATCAAGCTGAGTCGCACGGCCTTCCGGTTCTAAGTCGTAGGCTCTGCCGCTGACCTGAGTCCTTGATAATGTAGGCACCGATTAACTCCTGGGATGCTTGTTTATAAATTTATCACCGTTCATGCCCCTGCATGATATCCTTGTCCGCCAGTTACTATAGGTCCAGGTGCTGCACGAAAGTCACTTGGTCCGGTAGTATCGGTAGGAGCGTTTATTGTAGCACTGTCGCCGGCCAACGCAGTTTGTGCCAAGACATCTTTAGAACACTTCAGTTGCTGTGTGAACTTGCCACGATTGAAAAGATTTTCAACCTGCATGATGTTGTAGATTCCGTTGAAAAAATCCCCGCTACCCGGACCTGTCTTGGCCAGACCAGTATCCTCATCTATGACTATTCCAGTCTTGAATTCCAGCAAGATGCAGTTATCCCCACCAAGATAGTCAGCTGTTGGATTGCTATTGTTCAATGCAGCTGTCACCTGTTGGCTTTGAGCATACTGCAGGGCTTGATAATCCATGAATATGTTTCCAGTTGGTATCCACCAGGGATCGCCGCGTATACCAAGGTCTATCTGTAAGAATGCAGTACCATCAAACAGATTGCCAAATATCGCACCAACAAAACCAGTTCCCGGCGCATAGGCCTGCGGATCTCGGTCTGGCGTGGTCTTGGTCTGATCAGCATTTTGTATGGCATTCACGCCATAGGGCTTTGGATCAAACATACCAACCACAGGCAGCGGAGGTTGAGTGATATCGTTGAGCTGATAGTCTTCTAAGAACGTTGTAGCCAGAGTTGATTCCCTGTTGGTTAGGTAATTGGCTTTTTGGTTTAGAAAGTTCTTAACAGCTGGATTGTCATTAAGCGCTGCTGCTGCAGCAAGATCACCGGCGCTGTAATGGTTGAATATCAGCTGATTGTTATTGCTGCTGCTGCTGGTACTAGGTCCAGGAGTGGTCGACGGTGTACCGTTGCCGGTAACGAGATTTGTTCGCTCGGCTATCAAAGCGTTGCGCTGCACAGAGTCTATAGAATTGTTACCAGTGGTATCAACTTGCCGCACACCATTGGCAAAATTAAATGTGTTACCGCCAAGCAGCTTGTCTATCTGTGCAATCCTATTAGCTGCTGGACTGGTCTGATCTTGAGGTAGCAGACCCTTTACCTGTAGATATCCCTGGCTGTTCTGGGCAGCCAAAGGACCAACACCAAATTGGTGATAGGCATTGCTTTGATTCCATATGGGCTGCGTGATAGCCCAATAATTGTCTATCTTGATATCAAAGGTCACTACCTCTGTGTTTTTTCCAGTATAGATGTAATCGTAACGCTTCACCAAACGATTGTTGCTGATGAGGTACCGCAACTTGGATAACTGCGTGCTCTGCTTCTGTGCAGCTATGGCAGACTGCATGTCAGTGTAGGCTTTGGTTGATTCGGTGGGGATCAGGGTGTAGGTTATCTCTATCTTGTAATCCTGTAGATCAAAATCCCAGCCAACTATCTTCATGCTGCTGTATACTGTTACATATTTCAGTATGCCCTGTCCAGACAGGCTGGCCCCGCCTGTGGTAGATGCATCTTCACCTGTGATCCAAGCTCTGGCATTTTCAGACAGATATACCACAAAGTTCACGATGTTCTCTATGGCCTGTCCCTTGTTTATGGAAATCACTGTCTGATTGCCCAGCGCCGATGCCTGCATATCAGTGTTTCTAGCTACCTGATTGTTGATATCAGCTGCTTTGAGATTCCATGTCTTCCATACGTCAGGGTAAACTATCTTGTAGGTCGTTCTCTGTACGCCATCGTGGTTGAGTTCAGTTTGTTGCTTGTTCAGCGCTTCTTGATAGCCCAAGAAGAAATCAGCCAGCGTAACTGCCTTGATCTTGATGTTGGCCATGGGTGTGGCTTTTTGGTTCATCTCACCCATCACGTTGTCGCAGATCATCTTGATGCTATATGTGCTACCAACGTGCGTGGCCTGCACAGAGATGTTCTGCACTACAACTCTGTAGAGATTGTAATAGAGGTTGTCTGCGATCAAGTTACCATCTTCGTCATAGCCCTTGAACCATATCTCCAAGAAATAGGGGCAGCGCATGTGATTGGCTACCAAACCTTCTTGAGCTGCTGCGTAGATCTTGTCCATGAGGCTCAAACCAAGAGGTTCGCTGACTGTGAGGTCAAATTCCTGCACTGCCCACATGTTGCGCTTGGTGTTGTTAGCAGCACATGATGCGATGCTCTTGAGTTCCAGTATGTTAAATCCCGCAGTGACGCCGCTTTCGGCTATCACGGTCTTGGCCATGGCATTGCTGTTTGGATTGGCGATATCCACGTTGTTGTAGGCTTCTTCTTCGCTGGTCAGGAACCATCTGATGTGATAGGTGTAGTTGGCCAATGCATTCAGTGGATTTGAAGCTGGGTTGAAATTCAATCCTAGGCCAGCTATCCTAGCGTCAAAACTGGTATCAGCAGGCGTGGTAGTTGTGGTGGTTATAGGCTGTCCGTTTTGCCTGTCTCGATTGTAGATCTGATCAGCAAACCTCAGTGCATTTGGGCCGGTAAATCGAGGATCAAACGTGTTGTTATAGACATTGACCTTGGCACCTGCGTCAGGCGAAGCAGGATTAGTAGCCGGTATCGCAGCAACGTTGGTAGCGGTTGGGCCTGGTCTCACGAAATTGTTGAGAAATTGCGGAAGAACATCTACCATCAGATTATCCTCGCTAGGCTATCCTTGCTGGGAACATAGATCACTATTCCAGACACGAAATCGTAGATTGGATCTTTGATGATATCCGGGTTGCGCAACATGAATACCCACCAAAGCATGCTGTTGCTGTACAGTTGGCTGGCCAATAGATCAGGTCTGTGATTGTAAGATGTTGATACCTGATACAAGCTATCTGTGCTAGCAGGCAAGATGTATTGCCCGTTCCAATAATTTAGATACTGCACGTAGTTGTTTGTCTGTGGTGTCCTGTAGTATAAGCTGCTCTTATCGTAGGTGACCTGTGTCATATCCATTTTCCTTGTTTCATCAACTCACCCGTACGGAACGCATCTAGATTAAAGGCCTTCAATCGAGCAGGCGTGTTCTGTACTGTCAAGCTGACGCTGAGGTTGAACACAGCAGGCAACCATATATAACCATCTTCTCCTTGTAGATCTTGCCTAAACAATCTAGATGTCATGAGCGCACTGTTGGTGACATCATCGTAGGAACTAAGCTGAGGCGTTGTCTGCACCTTGCTATACCCAGGAATGTTGGTTTGGCTCTGAGCATTGCTATATGTTTGTATATTGGCTAGATCTATGGGAACGTAGTCTATGTCGTTGGGTAGATCAAATGAGAATTGTGTTACCACTACCGGAAGCTGATTGAACATGTATTGACCATACGCATCAAACAGCAGCACAGGCGGTGGCGTACCCAGATTGTTGCCACTGCCAAAATACATCTTGGTCACTGTGCGCATGAAATGTATGGCCGCTAGAGCATAGATGCCTTCCTGTTGGTTCTGCACGCTGAATGCACCGTTCACGGTAAATTTCATGGCAGGTGTTCGATTGTAGGCCAAAATCTCTTGGTTTACGTGCACCAGGTCTATGGCTTGGTATTCAACAGTCTGATCAAAGGTTATCTGTGGTTGATAGGGCCAGACCATACCGTTGGTTGCCCTTAGTGGTTGTAACAGGCCGCTGCCACCATAGATATCCAGCGCAGCTGCAGGTTTTGGACGCAACCGAACGCGGCGACCAAACGCATCGCTGTTGTTGGAGAAATCATTGCCTTGGTTGCTGTTGTTAGACTGAGTAACAGCGCTCTGACCAGGTTGTCCGCTCCCATTAGGCGACCATGTATCTGCCATAAATATCCTCTGTTGTCAGCATTAAATGTTATTTATGGTAGTTAAATTGGTCCGATATTGGACTTATCAATTTGACTTATTTGATGTAAACGTCACACAGTAACGATTAGTAATAATAGCTCAAAATGAGCAGCAAGGCAAGAGCAACAAATGGCAGCAGTACCCAAGATCAAATATCTAACCAACAAAGATCTGCTAGAAGAGATACACCGTAGCAAGGGTACATATTGCGAATTCATAGAAAACAGATACTCTAATTACGACATCATCGTCAATGATCTTGCCAAAGTTACCAAAGATAGGCTGGACGATGCCTGCAAGGTCAAGACCGATCAGCTGGTAGCTGCTGCAAAGAAGGCACAGATAGCCGCAGGCATACGAAATCCCGTGATAGACGTTGAAAGCCATAGAGTCAATGTCGAGGACATAGTCATACGCCTCATGACTTTTGATCACATACCTATCAATGAAGAGAAAGTAAACAAAGCTAAGACAGAATCAGAACGCCATATCAAGTGCAATTTCCCACCTTATCAGCACTTCGTGTTCAAAGAAGATGCATTTGTGTGCGTGGGTAAGAGCCATTGGCAGGGTGGATTGGAAAATGGGTACTTCTCAGTCACGCACGGCAAGATGACCAACAAGCTGGCCATGATGTTCATGAAACTGGTAGAACGCTATGGTCATCGCGGCAACTGGCGCGGTTACACCTACATTGACGAGATGAAGAGCCAAGCTCTGTTACAGCTTAGCCAGATTGGACTGCAGTTTGATGAGAGCCGTTCGGAGACGCCAAATCCATTCGCATATTACACAGCTGCCATAACCAACAGCTTCACTCGCGTGCTCAACATAGAAAAACGCAACCAAAACATCCGAGATGATATCTTGATCATGCACGGTGCAACGCCAAGTTACACGCGTCAAACCGAAAATGACATGAAGAATCAACAGGCTAGGGCTGCCGCAGATGCGGCTGCAAGCGCTGCCAAAGAGAGCACTTGATCATTCTGTGCTGATGCCGTAACATACTAGTGCATGGCAAAAGACATAGACTTTTCAAAGACAGTGTACTTTACCGATCTACACTACGGTCTCCGCAACAACAGCAGAGAACACAATGCCAGCTGTGAGCAATTCATAGAATGGATGATTGAGCAAGCCGAAGAATGGGGCAGCAAGAACTGCATCTTCGGAGGCGACTGGCATCACAATCGCAGCGTTATCAACGTAAGCACGCTCAATTACTCAGTGAGCGGGCTTAAAAAGCTCAACGATTATTTTGATAACGTGTTCTTCTTGCTGGGCAATCACGATCTGTTCTACAGGGACAAGTATGAGATACATAGCATCCCATACATCAAAGAATTCCCTAACATCCACCTAATAGAGACACAGCAGGTATTTGACGGCGTTAGTTTCATACCGTGGCTGGTAGGCGATGATTGGAAAGCTGTGCCCAAGATCAAAGCTCCATACATGTTTGGACATTTTGAGCTACCAAGGTTCAAGATGAACGCTATGGTTGAGATGCCAGATCACGGACTGCTGAACGAGACGCACTTTGCTAACCAGGATCAGGTATTCACAGGACACTTCCACAAGCGACAGAACCGTGGCAAAGTGTGGTACACAGGCAATTGCTTCCCTCACGATTATTCAGATGCCTGGGACGATAACCGAGGTATCATGCTCTGGGAACCAGGTAAAGATCCAACGTTCCGTGCATGGCCAGGTGCTCCAAAGTATCGCGTAGCACCATTGAGCAAGCTGCTGGAAGATCCAGAAGCCATCATCGATGCCAAGACCTATGCTCGCATCGCAGTTGATCTAGACGTGACCTACGAAGAAGCTAACTTCCTCAAGGAGCTGTTCGAGCGGGAACTTAATGCTCGCGAGATCAACTTACAGGTTGCCAAGGTTGATGCACAGGGTGCGATACCAGACGGTGACATCAACTTTGAAAGCGTTGACACAATCGTGATCAGCCACTTGCAGAGCATAGAATCAAATACCATAGATCGGCAGCAGTTGATCCAGATCTATCAGAGCATATAAGCATGTTGAAACTGAAAAGCGTAAGCCTCAAGAACTTCCTATCAGTTGGCGCAGTCACGCAAGCTGTTGACTTGGATCGCAATGGATTGACTCTTGTGTTAGGCGATAACCTAGATCTAGGAGGCAACGGTTCGCGCAACGGCGTGGGCAAGAGCACCATACTACAGGCTATCAGTTACGGACTTTACGGCGAAGCACTAACCAACATCAAGCGCGATAATCTTGTCAACAAGATCAACGGCAAGAACATGGCCGTGAGCATCGAGTTTGAGCTCAATGGTCACACTCATCGCATCGAACGTGGTCGCAAGCCTCAGTTCTTCCGTTGGATGGTAGATGACGAGAGCAAGGTTGGCGAAGAAGCCACAGACGAAGCACAGGGCGATGCTCGCGACAGCCAGAAAGATATTAACAAGCTGATAGGCATGAGCTACACGCTGTTCAAACACATCGTGGCACTGAACACCTACACTGAGCCATTCCTCGCCATGGGCGCTGCTAAACAACGCGAGATCATTGAAGAGCTGCTGGGTATCACGCTGTTGAGCCAGAAAGCTGAGAACCTCAAGGAACTGATCAAGGGCACCAAAACTGACATCGATCAGGAAGAGTTTCGCATTCGCACGGTCAAGACTGCCAACGAGAAAATAGCCAAGACCATCGAGGATCTGCAAAACAAGATAAACAACTGGGATGCCAAGCATCTTAGCGAGATAAGCACGCTTGAGTCAGCTATAGAACAGCTGGAACTGCTAGACATCGAAGCTGAACTAGAAAGCCACAAGCTGGTAGAAACTCACAAGGAATTGGGCAAGGCACTGGCACAGCTGCGCAAAGATCAAACCCTCAAGAACAGGCACGCAACACAGCTAGAAACACAGCTGAACAATCTTCTCAGCCAATTTGAGCGTGCCAGCGTGCACAAGCAGTGCCCCATGTGCGAGCAGCAGATCAAGGATCACAAGCACGAAGATATCGTCGGCGATCTTGAAAGCAAGATAGCCATGTTGGACCACCAAGTAAACTCTGAGAAACAAGAAATAGCAGATCTACAGCTGCAGATTGATGAGATCGAGCCTGTGTATCTTGCCATGGGCACGCCTAGCACATTCTATCCAACTCTCACAGAAGCAGTGAACCACAAGAGCACGCTGGAATCGCTGCACAAGGATCTGGTCAAGGAACGTGCTACTGACAATCCCTATCTGGATCAAGCAGACAGCTTACAGAGCACAGTACAAGAAGTCAGCTACGATCAGCTCAACACGCTGATCAAGAGCCGAGAACATCAGGAATTCCTGCTCAAGCTGCTGACCAACAAGGACAGCTTCATACGCAAGCGCATCATCGATCAAAATTTGGCATACCTCAATTCGCGCTTGAATGATTATCTAGACAAGCTGGGATTACCACACACAGTCAAGTTCCTAAACGATCTCACTACTGAGATCAGCTTGCTGGGCCAGGATCTAGATTTTGATAACCTATCTCGAGGTGAGCGCACACGTCTCATCCTTGGTCTAAGCTGGAGCTTCCGCGATATCTTTGAAAACATGAATCAAGCTATCAACTTGTTGTTTGTTGACGAATTGTTAGACAGCGGTCTCGATCCTGCTGGTCTCGAAGGCTCGGTTGCTGTGCTCAAGCGCATGGAACGCGAGCGTGGCAAGAACGTTTTCGTGATATCGCACAGAGAAGAATTGATCACTCGTGTGAGCAACGTGCTAAGCGTGATAAAAGAAGGAGGATTCACCACCTTCAGCTATGAACATGAGATAATTACCTGATGGCCGTGAATGGGAAAGCAAAAGGTTCAAACTTTGAACGTAAGATAGCTAACACCCTGTCTGCACGCTTTGAATCTGCTCTTGGTGTAAAGAACGGTTTTCGCCGCAATCCCGACAGTGGCAGCTTCTTTGGAGGCAGCAACAAGGCTAGAACAGAAAGCTACAGCCTAGACTATGCAGTTTTCGGGGACCTGATATGTCCTCGTAACTTTACCTACAGCGTTGAATGCAAGCACTACAAGACAGCTCCTAGCTTCCAGAGCGTGCTCAATCACACGGTTACGCAGTGGGATCAATGGCTTGCGCAGGCAGAACAAGACGCAGCCAGCAGCAAGCGAGCTATGAGCCTCGTTATCAAGTATAATAACGTGGATATCATGGTGTTCCTCAAACAGGCCATTCCTGGTAAGTATCATAATAGATACAAAGACTTCTACATACATTTGCTGGACGACTGGCTGGCTCAACCGGATGACCATTTCCTGTCATCGAAGTTGACAGCTGACACCACTGAACACAATGCTATAACAGTAACGGAGACAGACAATGGCAGCCAAGAAAACAGCGGCAAAGAAGCCAAAAGCAACGGATTCCAGCCAGGCTGACAAACCTTGGTTCCCAGCAGATGCCAAACCAGCAACTGCTGCCACTGCTCCCGTAAAGAAGATGAGTCCGTGGCAGCGCCGAGCTGCTCCGGTCAACTATGGTACGCTGGCCAAGCCAGGTATCAGCATGCGAGAAGTGTTCAATCTACACATTGAAGAAAAGCACAAGAAATTGTCCGACGCTCAGCGCGAAGCTGTGTGGAAGGTCGTTGGCTCAAAACTACTATTAGAACCACTAAGCAAACTCAAAGAAATCACTGACGCAGAAGTCAAGGCTCATTCAGGCTCCAAGTAAGCTACAGTTCTTACTCTCTTTCTAATCTACATATTGGCTCAATAATGGTGATGTGGTCACCCGGTGAAAGGATACATTACAGTGTATCAAACTCACCGGATGGGGATTCTATCTGCTAGGCCCCTGCCAAATAAATCAGAAAAAGGATCACAGCCGCCGTGTGACTGGCCTGCTGTGATGCAAGATGTGTCTCGCCGTTTGACCTTCTTGTAGCTTGGGTAAACTCCCATAACCGAGTATTGAGATAGAGATATCTCAGAGAGATGGCATCCGTATGTTGGAATGTAGGTACTCCGCCAACTGCTGAAAGGCAAGGATGAAAGGGCAATGGTGTCGTTCGAACCAGAATGATATTTCACATGGTCACTCCCTGGACAAGGGAGTGATATGGCTGCTAATCGACCAGAATAACTAATAAAGGATTGTTAAAGAGAAATGTTAGATGAGCTTTAGCTCAGCTAACTGATGAGCGCAAGCTCATCACTGATACCTCTTACATCTGTTGCTGTTTCTTAGGATTCATATTGTCAAAGTGTTTTTGGATCATCTGTCCTAGATTCTTGCGCTGATCAAGCGTTAACAGATATGCATCGTTGTAATCCAGTCCACCATTCATGTAGAATACCAGATTGTTGATATCATGCTCAACGATACCTCGATTTTCGTCCATCAGCTTGATCATCTCTGTGATCAGGTCGTGGTCTGAGGTCGATAACGTCTTGAGAAAAAAAGCGCGGGATCAAAGCTCAGCTCTTCGTCCCATTCATTGCCACAAGCTTCGCATTTAGCCAAAGTCTTCTTGGGTGGTCCAACCACGTTCAAATTGTTCACAGCTTCTGTTATGGTCTCTGCAGTGTTCATGTCTATGTTGGTTAACCACTCTGCGATATGCTCTTTGTCCGTGACTGTTTGTGCATCCTCTCCCAGTATCTCGATGGAAGTGATGCTGTTTGCCAGCAATTTGAATGTCAGCTGTGACAGTTTCTCTATGCTCTTGGCCAACAGTCCAGCTCTGGTAAACTCGTCACTAGTTCCTTCATCTAACTCTATGGCATTGATGGTCTGCTGTTCTTCCAGCTGTTTCTGCAGCAGCATGCTGCGCTGTTCAAAATCATATGGTTTGACGTTCACGCGCATGTTACCATCGATGTTGATCTTGGTCTCGCTGTCCTCGATATATGTCATGCCATCCAGTAGATGGTTGCACTGAACTTCAAAGTTGTTCTCATGCCCACACTTGGCACACTTGCGTTCTATCTCAAACTTGCCGCGATTGGTAGCAGATTTGATGCCTAGGAAGATAGCATCTAGATCTGGCTGCAGCAAGCGTTTGACATCTTTGACATCAGGCACGCAGCTGGTGATCACGCTTTCTAACGCATATCCGTTAAACAGCGCATCTGGCGTGTTCAGCATGATGTCGTCGATAGCAGTGAGACCAAATATCCTCACTTCTTGTCGATCATTGAGCACAACTTCCCTGTTGCGATACCATCTACCGCCGCTGGGTAATCTGATCCACAGTGCTGGCCGCCTGAAATAGCGCTGTAGCGGGTTATCGACCATGGTGCATATCTCCATAAATATTGCTGCAACGATATTTACGCTGATTTCCAGCAGGTCGCAGAGAATTTATACGCATGGCATCAGATTTTGAATCAGGTTCGGGTCCTTGGGCTAAAGATGCTACCCTCAGAGATCTGATCTCCGTAAGCGGTAACCAAAATAAGATACTTGGTTTGATCGCTACAGCGCTTAAGGTAGATTCAGATCAGTTAAAAAGCCTCACTGGTGGTTTATCTATTACCAACAGAGAAATGGCTGCTAGCCGACGACAGACCGATGAAATTATCAAAGAAGCAAAGGGCACCACCAAGGTAGCATTAAAAAGCGCAGATTCGTTAAACAGCATACTAAAAAACAAGACTGCTGGTTTAAAAGGCGAATTCAGTTCTGCTATAGGTGGTATTGGGGAAGCTTTAGCTAAGAACGGCAAATACAGCAAGCTAGTAGCAGCTGCAGAGCTATTAGGTACAGGTCTAGAAGCTCTATATAACAACGCTACTGCTCTTTCTGATGCTACTCTACAGGCATATGACAGCGGTATTGTTTTCAGTGGTGGTATGCATGAAGTTGCTAGGACCATGGATGCCACCGGTCTTGGTTTAGAAAAATTTCAGAAAGTCATACTTCGCAATAGCCAAGTGGTATCAGCTGTGGGTATACCTAGGTTACAGGCCCTAAGCGAGAGTTTCAAGACTCTAACTAACAGAGGTGTTGATCTTGGCACTGATCTCGAGGGTGCTCAACAAACCCTGCTAAGCTACATGGAGATACAGAGATCAAGTGGTCAGCTTACCAAGAAAGATGATAAGGAACTTACAGCTGGTGCCATGGCTTATGGCAAACAGTTAAACGAGCTAAGCCAGCTCACCGGCAAGCGACGCGAACAACTGGATCAAGAGGTCAAGGAGCACATCAAACGTCCTAGATTGCAGATCATGCTTAGTAGCATGACTGGAGATGCTAGAGCTGCTGCTGAACAGGGAATACGAGGTTTAGCGCCTTTGGGCCCAATGGCTGAGAAGATGGAAAATCTCATGGCAGGCTATCGTGCCAGAGGTTTAGCTGGTATGCAAGATGCTGATGCTAATCTAACCCAGGCAATAATGAATTCTGGGCACATGAACGATTTCATAGAAGCATATAATGCTACCATGCAAGGTAACACAGCTCGGCAAAAAGAAGCATTTACTGCGCTAGGCGGTGGTATACAAGATTTCGTTAGGCAGCGGGCAAATTATAATGGTGCCACACAGTACGTGATGGGACAGCAGATTGAATCTGCACAGGAGCTAGCCACAGCTTCAACTGCATATAGCCAGAAAGTTGATGCTGCTGGCAAAGGGGTGCCAGATGATGTCAAAGCTATATCAGGTGTGCAGCAGGCATTTGCTGAGGCTGCAGCTAAGTTTGATACAGCATTGTTGGACCTAAGCAGCCGTATAGTATCATATGCCGCACCAATGTTACAAACACTTGGTGATACAGCTGTGAAAGCTGCCACAGGCGTGCAAGATCTTGTGAATTTCCTTGGTTATGGTGAATTACCTCGCGGCGGAGATGGTAAGATTGATTGGAGCAGGGTAGTTGTAGCAGGTTTAGACATAGCAGCGCCGACCGCGGCTGCCATAGGCGGTGCAGCGATTACCAGACGTATGCTTAACCGCGAAGGCGAACCAGAACTGCGCGATAACTTACATCCTGAAGTAGATCACGAAGCTCGAATGGGCCGATCGCGCATGCGACGCAGCGGCATGAGGCGACTCACTGGTGGTCTTGGGTGGTTACAGTCACTGTATCTGGGTGCAGAAGCAGGGCTTGAAGATCAAAGCATAGGAGTTGGAGCTGCAACAACTGGTGGTGGATTAGTAGGTGGTGCAGTAGGCGAACGTGTACTTGGTGATGCTGTTGATAAGCTAACGCTGCGTATGGCCAGTGACGGAAGTCTAAGGAAGGCAGTAGTAGCTGGACTGATCTCACTGGGCGGACATGCCATTGGGCAGTTGGGCGGTACAGAGCTTGGTGCTATGACATCTAGACAGCTGGCAGAGATGGCACTGGGTGCAGGTCCGCAGCAGTCTGTTGCACCAACAGACAACGGTGATAATGCTGGTGGCACTCAATACGGTAATACTGGGCCGGTGACCACTGATGGAAGCACTCCTGCAGCGCAACCAAGCAGCGGCGCATCTGATCTGCGGCAAACCAATGGATTGCTACAGCAGATGATAGATAAGCTAGATGCTCTGATCTCGACTGAACAATCTTCTACCCGCACTCTCAGCGAAGCCTATGCCAGAGGACAGGGTGTGGTACATTAATTTGATTACCACGGTAGCCAGCTAGCATACTATAAATATCGAACCAAAGATAGGCAAATCATAATGGCATCGTGGAAGAAATACTTCTCAGCAGTACCAACACAGGCGCGCATGCAGCAGCGCATGGAACAGTGGAACAGCGACGGTGATGCCAAACCAGGCAGCAGTGCCAAGTATAACAGTTATCTACCAGAAGTGTACAGTGGTGCACCTAACCGAATAGAACGCTACGTTCAATACGAACAGATGGATCTAGACAGCGAGATCAGCCGAGCATTGGATACCATCAGTGATTTCAGCACCCAGAGCTTTGAAAAAGACGAAGAACCTTTTGAAATCAATTACAAAGGCAAGCTTAGCGAGACTGAGATTAAGCTGCTGACTGAAACACTACAGCAGTGGTGCAGCCTCAACAAGTGGCGCCAGCGACTGTGGCGCTTGTTCCGTAACACCATCAAGTATGGCGATCAGATCTATGTGCGTGATCCGGAAACTTTCCGACTGATATGGATTGATCCAACCAAGGTTGAGAAGATCATCGTGAACGAGAACAAGGGCAAAAGCATCGAGCAGTATGTGATCCGAGAGATGGATTTCAACCTCAACACCTTGGTTGGTAGCAACATGTTGGTGCACGATCAATATGCGTTTCCAGGAGGATATCCTCGCAGTGGTAATCCAGCAAGCGGTGCAGGATCCTACAACTATGGGCAGGCTAGCACACCAGGATCAAGACAGAGCCGATTTGACAACATGCCGCAAGATACAGCTGTGGATGCTACTCACGTGGTGCATTTCAGCCTATCAGAAGGCATGGATAACCAATGGCCATTTGGTACCAGCATACTTGAGAGCATCTACAAAGTTTACAAGCAGAAGGATCTGCTCGAGGACTGCATACTGATCTATCGCATCGTGCGTGCGCCTGAACGCAGAGTTTTCTACATTGACGTGGGTTCACTTAGTGGTCCTCGCGCCATGCAGTATGTGGAGCGCATCAAGAACGAGATCTATCAGCGCCGAATTCCCAACAGAACCGGCGGTGGTGTCAGCGTGATCGATGCCAGCTACAATCCAATCAGCATCAACGAAGATTTCTTCCTAGCTACCAACGCAGAAGGCAAGGGAACTCGAATCGAAAACCTAGGCGGTGGTGAGAATCTCGGCCAGATTGACGATCTCAAGTACTTCAACAACAAGATGATCCGCGGTCTAGGGGTGCCCAGCAGCTATCTGCCAACTGGACCAGACGATGGTACAGCTGTGTACAACGATGGCAAGGTTGGCGTGGCATTCGTGCAGGAATATCGCTTTAGCAAATACTGCGGTCGACTGCAAAATCTTCTATCGCCTGTGCTAGATAACGAATTCAAGCTGTTCCTAAAGCATCGCGGTATAGAGATACAGAGCAACCTCTTTGAACTGCAGTTCTTCCCTGCTCAGAGCTTTAGCAACTATAGGCAGATGCAGATAGACGGTGAGCAGATTGGCTTGTTCAGCACGCTGATGGGCACAGAAGCTACCAAATATGTCAGCAAGCGATTTGCACTAGAACGCTATCTTGGCTGGACCCAGGACGAGATATCTCGTAACGAAGAGATGTGGCGCGAAGAGAATGCAGATAAAGTCAAGACCAAGACAGGTACTTCTGCTGGCAGCGAACCTCCTGGTATGAATGCCATAGGTATTAGACCATCAGCAGCTGAACCGGCGCCAGGCGGAATACCAGCCGATCTTGGCGGCGAACCAGAGGCTGAAGGTGCAGCTCCTGCAGGAGAAGGAGTTCCTCCAACTCCGGGGACTCCGCCTGGTGGTGGCGTGGTTGGCGGCGCGTGACAACCATAAATATGCCAGTTGGGGAAGAAAAATGAGAGCTGACGAGTTTGATGCCGGTTATTACACACCATCAGATGACAAATTTAATCAAGCACATCTGCACGATACTAGGCGGCCTCGATTGACATTGATTCAGCTTAACAAGCTCAAGAAGATGCGTGCTGCCAAGGATCTAGAAGATCTGGTGCATGCAGATCATCTTGAGATACAGTATGCACCTATGGAAGAAGGTCCACCGGCATGACCTATACCATACCCTATCAAGCATCTCTGACTGCCCAAGGTAACATCGTAGTAGCAGACAGCACCATTAACACTACCAGCACCAGTTTGGCATTGATTGGCGCAAACAGCGTGAATTTTGGTCTGTATGTGAATCAGGATTTCGTAAACCTGCTGCAAAATTTTGCCAAGAACACTGCTCCTACCAGTCCTTTAATTGGACAGTTATGGTATGACACCATCAGCGAAAGCCTAAAGTATTACACTGGCAGCGTTTGGCAACTACTGACTCCGCCATTTGATGGTGCAGCTGGTACAGCTACGCTTAGCTTGGCAGGTGGCACAGACATCGCATTGACCCTAGCTAACAATCAAATAATCTATGCTGTGAGCGCTGTTACTATACCTCAAGCTGGCTTGCCAGACAGCGTGCTGATAAACAGCACATCTCCACCCTATGCACTAGCATCTAGATTTCCTCAGGGTCTTGGCCCGGGAATCACATTGGCCACTACCAGTGGCGGCTTCCAATTCTATGGCACAGCCAAGACAGCCAATGCTTTGGCTAGCAACATGACACTGAGCGTGTCGGGTAGCGCTAGCGGTAGCGTGAGCTTCAATGGTAGCAGTGGTGCTACTCTTCCTGTGAATCTTAATAGCGTGGTTGCAGCTGGCCATTATACCAACGTAACTGTTGGCAGCAATGGTATAGTGATAGCCGGTGGCAGCATCACTTCAAATGACGTGACAGCCGCGCTTGGTTATACTCCTGGTGTAGCCAACGGTCCTGCTAACGTGCTATCATTTGGCAGTAACATTAAACTAGACGGTGTTATCGGGGGCAGCAATGTGTTCTATGGTAACAGTAACATCATCATACATACGACATTCATAGATAATCCAATGCCAACCAATGGCATCATACTGTTACCTATCGGCAGTGTCATACCAACTGGCTGGTATATAGCTAATGGGCAAACTGCTACCATACCAAATGGCGGCGGCAGCGTAGTCACTGAAACTCTCAGTGCTCCTGCTGGTACGAATTACATACAGAAAGTTTACTGATCTCTGTATCTGTCATTAATCTGTAATTTTTCACCTATATTACACCTGATTCGTCTGTCGTCATTAAATACAGCCGAGTCTGTTACAACATCTTACAACACAGGAGACTAAGATAATGGCTAAGAGTAAGCTAGAACAAGTCCTGGAGCATCTCGTCGCTGGCGACGAAGCCAAGGCAAAAGACCTACTGCATCAAGTATTCATTGAAAAGGCTCGTGCTATTCACGAAGAACTGATCAGTGCTGATGAGGACATGGAAGAAGAAACACTGGGTGGTGACGAAGGCAAGCAGCTGCGTCACGACATGATGCACCACAGCGATCACATCGAAGAGCTCAGCAATGAGATCGAATCAGAAGAGATCATGGGTGAAGACGACGACATGATGGCAGCTGATGCTGACATGGACATGGCTGATGCTGAAGACGATCTCGGCGATGCTATGGTCGCAACTGATGATGCTATGGACGACGAAGCAATGAGCGGCGACGTAATGAGCGATATCGAAAGCACCATGGGAGATCTTGAAACTGCACTTGCAGATCTCAAGGCTGAATTTGAGCGCCTAGAAGGTGGTTCAGATGACTCTGAAATGGGCGACATGGATGACATGGGCGGCGAAGAGATGAGCGACGAAGAAGGCGAAGGCGAAGAAGAAGGCGAAGAAGAGATGGACGAAATGTTCACCGAAGAAGACTTCGACGATCTCGCTGAAGCAGTTGAACTTGAGAAAGTCACCGTCCCTACCAAGGGAGAAGTGGGTTCAGGCAAGTTTAGTCCACGCGACGCTGATACCAAGCAAGACAGCCCAGTTCCTCCAAGCCAGACTTCACGCTTTGGTGCAGCTCCGATCAAGACAGGAACTGGCCCTAAGGCAGATGGTTATGCGCTACAGGCAGCTCCAAAGAGCGACAAGCTTCCAATTGAAGCCAAAGGTAACCAACGCAAGAAGGCAACTGATGGCATGGAAAATGAGCAGAGCGGCAAGTACGGTGCTAAGGAAGATAGCAAGAGTGCGCTAGATACTACCGATCGCACATTTGGTAAAGGCAACCAAACAAGCCCACTTACACACGCTCCGCGCAAGTAATTGATAGAGCTGATACGATACAAAAATACCGCAGGAATTGATCCTGCGGTATTTTCTTATAAAAAACACCTATTTAGAACCTGTTTATCAAACTGTCACTAAATATCGCACCACAACTACAAAGGTAGTGTCATGAAAGATAATATGCTAGTTGAACACCTTGCCTACGACACTGCAAAAGCCGAAGTCATCACTGAATCGGCTGGTGAGGGCCAACCAAAGAATGTCTACATGAAAGGCATCTTCATACAGGGCGGTCTGCGCAACCATAACGGTCGCGTGTATCCCGTGAATGAGATCCGCAAGGCGGTAGAGACCCTGAATGAGTCAATCAGGCAGGATAGCGGAGTGCTCGGTGAGTGTGATCACCCACAGGAACTCCAGATACATCTCGATCGCGTAAGTCACAAAATCACTGAAATGTGGATGGATGGAGCCAACGGATATGGTAAGCTACAGATATTGCCAACTCCTTGCGGTGAAATTGTCCGCACACTACTGCAAAGCGGCATCAAGCTTGGTGTTAGCAGCCGCGGTTCAGGA